ACCCGCGATAGACCACACGGCTGGAGGCAGTGGATATGTAGTAGATGTCGCAGTAATTTGTCGAGGAGGAACCCGAAACGGAACCCACCGGAATCACGTCCATATATTTGCCATGCGCCACGGCGGTAATCCAGATACCGGAGCTCACGGAACCCTTAACCAGGCGGGTACTGCCGTCAGGCATCCAGATGCGCCACTTCCCGGAATTGCCCGTGTCATTAGGAAGATCCACGCCGTCCATCATGTCATATTTATGACCATAGATGTCCTCGTAGCCAAGGCAGCAAATATTATTCACCTGCGTAACCGTGGCCCCGCCGTAGTCATCCTTCTCACGGTACCACGCATACTGGTGGACGGAGTTTTCTATCAGGCTGTTCGTCACATTAGGGTTGATTGAGGAGGCTTCCTCGTAGCCGATCGTGTCCGTCATACCGCGGCTGGCAGTACCACCCGTAGTACGGTTGTTCGTGTGAGAGCCCGCGCCGCATTGTTCCTGGCTGTCACGACGACCGTACTTCGCGTAGAAAAGATTCGCGATGCGCGAGTGCATAAGGGCATCAATCTGCTGCATACCGCGCTGGACACTGTAATAGTGGAAATCAGCCCAGGTCATGCTCGCCGTAGTGCTCCCGCCGGTAATGCAGGCGCGAAGTTTGGAACCGACAACACTGCTGCCCACAACGGCACACAAGTGCTCGTCATTAGGCACCCATTCGGGTTCCATATCCTCGATCCTGTCACTGTTAGAAAGGACAACCTTATCGAACTCTGCCGTGTTCAGAATGGAGAAGTGAAGAGCAGTGGCACCCTCCGGAACATCGGCAATCAGGTACATACCGGCCTCGAACTTGTTGCTCAAGGTAGGGACGACGATTGAACTGATGACCGTGCCGGAATCGTCTGTGAAAATGCTTCCGACAAGGCTTGTACCGGGAACGCTCGGGAAACGCACACGCTTGTAACCGTCCACGTTCACCTTGCATACCGAATACGTACTGTCAGTACTGTAGCTGTTCGAAAGCGTATCCTTTCCGCTCATGATCTTACGACCGGAAAGATAACCGCCACTCGTGCCCTTAATGTCGTCAAGCGTAAGGACGTCAGCATCCGGAACGGAAGGCATGTTATCCGAACCGTTACTGCTGTAACAGGAGTAATGCTTGCCGTTCAGGTAATCATTGATACCCTTGCTCCAGAAGAAGGGCTCGTACATCATCCAGTCACCTTCAGTGCCGTCCAGTCTGGCAGCCGTGCCGTCGGCGTACTTGTTGCTGTCCGTGTCGTCCAGCGGGTAGTAGGTCATCTCACCGTCCAGGTTGTTCACCGTGGTATCAACGTTCGCCATGTTCACACCCCGCCTCGTCGCTTTTTTAGTCACTTTAGCAAGTACACGGTGACGCTGCTTCAGGATGGCGGAAATATGACCGCTCACCTCATACGCGTTGTCATACTTGTAGCCGGTACCGTTGTCAAGGTTGCTCACGTTCGCGTCATCCGATACCTCGTCGTCGAACTCGATCATCGTGTATTCCGGCTGCCGGATATTCAGTTCCGGGAAGTGCGCCTTCAGAGCGCTGTACGTATCGTCATCAATGTAGCGCGTGAGCTGTACCGTACCCACCAAGGCGCACGTGTCCGTAGTGTTGCCATCGGAATCCACACCGCCCATCCCGACAAACTTATCCAGCCACGTACCGTCATCCTCGCGGTCAATACCGGTTACTCTGATACGTTCCACACCCGTGCAACGGCCCAGCAGGGTTTCCCAGTCAATACCTGGACAACTGTCAAAGATGAAGGTCTTCACCTTGCTGTAGCTTTCCAATGTCAGCCCGCCGGTGGTCAGTCTGCCCAGATATTCCAGACGGAGGCTGGTCAGTGTACCGGGAAGGTGGAGCAGCGTCACGGGAGAACCCTTGGCTAGCACCACGCTCTGCACCTGCGTACCGCGGGCCTCAAGTTCTTCCAGCTTGGTCTGCGCACTCAAATCCAGCTCGGTACTGGTACTTCCCCCGGTTTTCGCCTGTGCCTGGTTACGAAGGTTGAGTTTACGTAGCTGCTTGCAGTTGCCGATGTTCAACCACCAGCCGGTACTGCCGTTGCCGGAACTTTGAAGGTTCAGTTCGCGCAGCACGGTACATTTGCCCAGGTCGAAAGCGTTTTTCAGGTGGTCGGCGGCCCCGCTCATATCCAGCACCTTCATACGGCTCGCGCCATAAACCCTCAAGGGATCGTTCACCGTATAGGCACCGGTGATGGAAAGGCTCGCAGCCGCATCTTTCTTGATGATGCCGGTATTCCCTATATTCGGGCTGTTGTTCGTACCGTAGCCGAAAGCATAAACCTCGTTGGCCGTAATCTTCAGCACGTCGGGGGTGTCAGCAGCCGTACGTGCCAGATAGAGGTCGATGTTGTCACTGGTGAAATTGCTCGTGCCGTACTTAGCATCCAGAAGGGCGAAACGATTACGCACGAAATATTCACGGTGCGCACGGTTACTGCCCTGAAGGGCGTAGATGAACGGCCACACCTTGCCGTACATCTCCTGCGTGGCGGGCAGGATGTACTTCAGCTCGCCGCTCTTGTTATAGGCACGGTCGCACCAGTTGCCCGCCTGCTCCACGTTCAGCATGTCCAGGACACGGCTGGTGGTAAGTACACCGCGAAGAGCCTGCGCCTGTGTCTTCAGGTCAGCGTCCAGGTTGGCCAGAACGAGGTTCCAAAGCCAGCTGTCACGGCCTTCAAAGGCATATTTCCCGGCCTCGGCGTCATAAGTGTCGCGGTCGGTGGTGTAGTCATACACCAGGAAACAGTCGTTACGTTTTCCCATCTGGGTATCACCGTCGTAGTAGGTGATGTACCATATCAGGCCGTCCCACGTGCGCAGCATCATGTTCTTCGCACGCTGGTCAACGGCAAGGAAATAGTCCGTCCAGAGGTAATACGTCAGCAGGAAAGCCTTGTCGAAATAGTCACTTATCTCGTCCCTGAACTTCTCGCTCTTAAAAGTGGAGAGGTCGGCGCTCGTCGCACCGTCCGGAACACACGAGCGTATCCATGCGTACAGCCGTTTCACGGCCGTACGCTGCGACTCGTCAAGGCCCGCCCATTTCACATCATCCGGAACGTTGGTCTCGGCACCGGCATCAAACACCTCCTCCAGATGAGCGTCACTTGTGGTCTTGAAAAGGCACATGGCCTCGGTATTGTTCAGCATTTCCAGAGTGAGGGGACAGGCAGGATCGTAACCCTCCACGCCACTAAGGCCGAACAGGTCGCCGCTCTTGCTTTTCTCGTTGTTGAAGTTGTATTGCCCCACATAGTTGTTCTCGCCGTCCTCCGCAGCCGCCACAAACATGTCGATAGGCACACCGTCGATAGCGGTACGCACGGTGACCGCGTTCAAATCGCTGCCGCCCGTCTCGTACTGGTAACGCTGCGGAGGGGTGAGAAGCCCCATCTCCTTCAGCACGTCGTTGAACAGTTTGGCACCGCCTGTGTTCAGCGACATGGACGAGTCGGAATAATCACTCTTCAGACAGATCAGGTTCATGGCGATGCCACCGGGACGGACGGGATATTTCTTTTCCGCCTGCTCCTTGCCGCCAACGGTGAAGCTAAGGTTCGTGCCGCCCTTGCTGATATAGATACGGATGTTCTTGCTCGGATATTTCGTGGAACTGGTACCCTGAATACGGATATAACAGTCACGAAGCACGAAGTCGTATTCGGATCCGAAAGGGGAGTAATAGAAGATATCCGCCGAAAAGTCCGTCTTCTTGTTGTTCTCGGCATACACGTCATCGAGCTTGTTCTGGCGCACGATACGCAGCACCCCCTTGCCCTTGGCACGCAGCTTGTCCATATCCACAGTGTCGGTATCACCCAGGATATCGTTCTCCTCATACAGCGCGATCATCTCCTCACCGTCCGCACTGTCCACCATCCGGTTCTCCAGTTCCTCGTCGTCACTCAACCGGCGGGTATAGATACGCACGCTCTTTACCTCCACGTCCGCCCCGGCGCTGTCAATGGTGATATATTTCGGATTGTCCTGGCGGAAGCTGAAGGCGTTGTCGTAGATGTCGGCACCGGTACGGTTGCCGTCCACATAAAGCTCCATCAGACGGCTCTCATTGCGGGTACCCACCATGAGGGCCACCTTGATCCACCGGTCTTCCACATAATTCGTGCCCAGCTTGATCTCACGCTCCACCAGCTCGTCGTCCTCGTTGGTATAGGACACTTTCTCACCGGTCTTGAAACTCGCTTCCGAAGGGGTGATATAAAGCCCCTTGCCACTGTCGAGACAGTCCACAACTGCGGTATCGCTGTCAGTGGGATTGCTTACCCGGAGGGTCAGTTCAATGGTCAGCCCCGTACTTTTCACATCGGTGGCAAAGGGCCGGTAGCCGATGACGGCTTTCGCACCGTTGGTCAGCTTCAGCGCCTCACCCGTCCAGCCGTTGCTGCTCCAGTCAAAACCCTCGAACGTGGTCTCCACGCCGTTCGACTCCCATGTTCCGGGGTTACTCTCCCCGTTGCTGCGGCCCGCCGCGTCAAGCTTGACCGCCAGGCCGTAGGTGGCCTCGCTGATATCGATACCGCTCTCACCCACGTCGATGCGCAAAGTGTACCCGGTCGGACCGGCTTTCAGGACAAGCGTCTGCGTGCCTTCCTCGGTAAACCGGTTACTGTAGGTCATCATGCTGCGGGGAGCGCTCACGGTACTGCTCTTGACGCCGTTTTTCCAGAACTCCACTTCAGCGGGCACACGGTCGGGATCATAGGCCACCCAGTCGAAAGTGAGCTTCTCGTAGCGGCCGGCTTCAAGGACCGGCTCCAGATGCTCGTCCCGTCCGAGGACATGCCCGTCGGCATGAATGAGCTTCAAACCGATGAAGGGCGCGCCGGTTCCGGCCTTCAGCAGGTCGATATGGATGCTCTCGCTTTTCAGCGTGAGGTCGTCAGTTTCCATCTCGGCCACCAGCTGGGCGGTATGCCGCCCCACGGACAGGCCGGTCATGGAAACCTCGAAACTGCCGTTCGTCGTGCCGCTGCGGGTGACCGTATGCGCGTTCTGCTGTACACCGTCCACGTACAGGCTGACGGTTTTCGTGCCGGTACCGCTCACGGCGTAGGGTATACTCGCGGAATCATAGGTACCGTAACCGCCGTTCTGGATGGTGGCCGCCAGGTTGTAACCGCAGGAAAGGGACAGGGTGACGCTCTTCACGCTCACGTACGCCTGCTTCTTCTGCGCCTTGCCCGTGGTGGGATCGGTAGTCTCGGCAATGACGTAGATATCGCTCGTGCCCACCAGCAGGTATTTGGTCAGGTCAAGGGTATAGGTACCCTTGCTCACTTCCTTCAGCGAGGAGGAATAAGTGGTGGTCGTCCCGCACTTCACCTGGATGGTGACGGTCGCTTTCTGTCCGGTACTGCTACCCTTGTCATCACCGCCGGCAACCTGGTGGTCATAGGTATAGGTAAGTTTCACCGCTCCGCCTTCCTTCACGGTTTTCTTGTCGGTCTCGGCAAGCAGCACGATCTTGGTGGTGGAGGACTCACCGCCGCCACCGCTGCCGGCCGGGATGTCAACGCTCGCGATCTCCGCCCCGCTCTTGTTGGTCAGCGCAAGGCGGACACTGCTCTCGTCGTCGCTCACTTCCGCGCTCATGCCGAACACGGTACCGGCTTCCACCTCCTGGAATTTGGCGGCGACGGTCTTGTTCTGGACGGGATTGGTACTGTCGGCATCCAGGCTCTCGTCCACTTCCAGCTTGTCGATGGTCAGATCCACGTTGCCCTCGCTGTCGGGAACTTTCTTCTCGCCGTTCACCGTCAGGCTCTTCATCGTTCCGGCACCGCCGAAGTCCTCCCAGCTCGCCTCCTGCTCCCAGCTCGACAGACTTGTCCCCACGAACTGTTTGGTCTCCCATTTGCCCTGCGAGACTTCATAGGTGATGCAACGACCCTTGTAACGGTATTTCTCATCCACGGCACCGATCGCGGAGGAAAGGACATAATAACCGCTCTCCAAAGGGACTTCCGCCGTCACATTATACGTGTTACCGCCACCGCCCGTACCACCGGGAATATCAACGGAGGCAATCTCCGTCCCGGTCTTCCCCAGCAGGGTGAGTTTCACCGTGTCGTTCTCCTCATCAGGGACGGCCGTCATGCCACCGACCAAACCGTCGTTCACACCGGCGGCGGCATCCTCCGCCTGTTTCGCAGCCGCGGATGCCGCTGCCGCGGCGGAATTTGCAGTTTCAGCAGCCTGATTGGCGGTACCGGCCGCATCAGACGCCATACCCGCAGCTTTATTCGCCAAAGCCGCAGCATTATCCGCTTTCGTGGCAGACGCATTCGCCGTGGCAGCGGCATCATCGGCCGGTTTACGCAAAAGGGTGAGCGGAGCACTCACCAGCTCACTGCCGCGAAGGGCGGGGAGACTTTTGATATTGTCAAGGGAGCTGACCTCCACAAGTTCATCAACGCTCTGGCTCTCGGCCTTGATAGCGTTCAGGATGTCGTTCTTAAGTTCCGTTTTCTCCGATTCTGTAAGTGCCATAAGTTATTCCTCCTTTTTTATTGTTGTCAGTCATTGTAATAATGGTATGAAAGCGCGCTGAAGCCAAGGATGCACCAGCCGCACTTGTTCAGGCTGTTAATGATGGCGGGCTCCTCCCAATCCTCGCCCGTGTAGAGCAGGAGGAAGCGGTTCACGGAGGTGACGTACAGCCAGTTCCTCTCCGGGTTCTCCGGAGCGGAAGAAAGCTCTCCCTTCCACGTGATGCGGAGATCATCGGAAGCGCCGCCGTAAACGGGGAACTCCACCCACGCGCCGTACCAGTAAAGGTAGTTGCGGTTCCTTTTCGTGTCGTAGTAAAGCCATCCGCTCGAGGGGGAAGCGGGGGGACCGGCCGACGCTCCCCGCCACGAAACCAGGTCCGCAAGGATTCTCCCGTTCAGCTCGGGGGTACCGACCAGCTCGATGATCCCGCTGATCCAGTCGATCCTGTAGGGGTCGGAATAGGAAAGCAGCGAATCACTGCTAAGGTTCACGTTGGAACCGCGGAGCAGCGTGCCGTCGTCCACACGGACGGAGCTGTAGCGGATAGAGCCCACCGTACGCGTATAGGGAGGGTGGCAGCCGTTGTAAAGGGTTACGCGCGAGCCGATATAACGCACGTCGTTCGGAAGGATGATGTCCGCACCGTTCGACGAACCGGCCATGTCCACCTTCAGGCTCAGCTCGCGGCCGATCAGGTAGCCGGCCTCGCCGCGGCCCGAGCAGGAGGTCAGGACGGCGTCGCTCGACTCCACAAGGTGGAAGTTCGTGCGGATATGCCCGGAGAACGTGCCCGCGTTCGCCTCGATGCTCCCGTCCTCCAGGATCTTGAAATTATCGTTGGCCGTCACGAGGCCCTCCAGCTTGACGCGGTCACCGGTCAGCTTCACCACGCTGATCTTGTTGCCGTCAGCGTCCGTCCCGTCCACACTCACGCCGATAAGCGCCAGTTTCCCGTCCGCGTCCTGGGCGTAGATGCCCGCGCCTTCAGGCTTCACCACAAGCCCCGTCTCTTCCAGCATATTCTCGTCACGGTCAAAGACGGCGGCCGTTATCTTCACCAGACGCTCCGACTGCTCGAAAAGCGTCCGGTAGCGGTGTGCAAGGCTCTCCACCTTGTCAGTGGACAGCACGAGCATATACAGGTAGATGTCACCGGTAAAGGACAGTTTGAAATCACCGGTACCGTTCCAGAGGCCGCTACAGGTGTACTGCACGTAACCATCAGTTGCAGACAGTTCCTCCTCCACCTCCAGGCTGTTGAAGTTCGCGAAACCCGTCTTGTCAACGTCCAGGAACTGGACTCTTAGAGTCCCTTTGGTTGCGCAGCGGTAGAAGAAGGAAAGGTACACCGGCACGGCCTCCTTCTCCCCGTCACCGTTCACAGGCATGGAGGGGATGCTTTTCAAATTCGCCCGTTTCTGGAGGATGTACTTGTTACGGATGTGCACCACCGTCCGCCCGTCATCCACCGTCACGCTCGCCCCGTCGCCCTTTCTGGTCAGTACGTTGTTGTTCGCCCAGATCCATTTGTTACCTGCCAGGAAGAACACCGTCTCGTTCTCCGTGTTCCATTTCTCCAGCCCGTCATCGAAGGCGGGGTTGTTCAGGTAGCCCTTCTCCGTGGCGAAGTCGTTCCTTAGGGCGGTCACCGCGCTGGTGATGCGCCCCTCCACGATCTCGAACTTGGTCTTGATGTCCTCACCGGTCACCAGAAGGAAAGTCCCGCGCAGGTAGGCGTTGTCGCTGTAAAGGCCGTTGCCGTGCGGCTGGTTGTCAGCCGGGAACCAGTCATCGCTGATGCCGTCCAGGTTGCCCAGGCGCGCACGAAGGCAGCCGGTGAAGTTCTTCGCCTTCACCCCGTCCATCACGTCCACGCGGGGCTGACCGTCCTCGGTGGCGGAGATCAGGATCAGGTTCTGACGCAGCGGGTTCTCCGTGTTGCCCATCAGCACGCACTCGTCACCGGCCTCCGGAAGGGAACCTGAAAATTCATCCTCACTTACGAGAATGGAGTCACCCTCCACGCCGGCCACCTCCACCCAGTACCCTTTCAGGTTCCCGCCGCTGAACGTGGCGCAGCGCATCAGGTCATGGGCCTGGAAACTGTTGTCCTGCTCGAAAGTGATCCTCCAGTAACCGTCCTCAAGTACGGCGGTCTTTATTTTCCCGTTGGCGGCGCTGACGCACAGCTGGCCGCCAACGCTGCGTACCTTCTCGATAAGCAGCTCCAATACTACCATGACCTGGCGTACCGTCAGCTTGTCGATGGTAAGATGGGACAAAGCGTCCTCCATCCACAGCCGCCACCCCTCACCGAAAAGACCGTCCACGAATTTCGGGCTGCGAAGGAACTCACGCACGACAAGGGTCAGCAACTCGGCATTGCCCTTGTCATCAATACCCGCATTATCCTCCTGTCCGAAAGAGGCTCCCGCTTCGAAGGTGATCTTCCCCTTTGCACGGTCATTCTTTTTTTTGCTGATGTGTTCCGCCTGACTTCTCCGCGCGGAAAAAAGATTGTTGTCCGTAGGCAGTGTCTTGTCCCAGCTACGGATAATGTCAGGAAGCGCGGCACCCTCCGCCTTTGACTTCGTATAGTTTTTCAGTTCCCCGATACTGTCATTCACCCGTTCAAACGCACCACTATGCAGGGCATCGCTGATCTCGATGTCCATCTCCCCGGGTTGGTTCACCTTCCGGGTAATTTTCGTGATGCGGCTGCTGCGATAACCGGTTTCGGGGAAATACTCCTCGCTTTCAAGTCTCACACGGCGGCCTACGGACAGGGAAACACCGTTCTCCTCAATCCACACATGGTCGGTCGGGGCCTTGTAAACGGCAAGATCCTGCCAGCATTCGGTATTGAACTGTTCCACCGCCGTAAGAAACTCCTCCTCGGCAAGCGGGTAATATTCGTCCGGCATACGGATATTCCAGAGAATATAACGGTCACCGGATTTCGGAATAAGTTTGCCGCCGGGGAGTTGCGTGTCATCATCATAGGGCCATATCGTAATAATCTCGAACTCACGGGTGGCACTGTTGAAATTCACCTCGAAATAGTGGTCCTCACCCTGCCCCAGTCCGGAAAGGTCACCGTCCTGGAACGATACACGTTTGGTCTCGTCGGGCAGCTCGTAATCGTTCGGATCGAAATTCAGGCTGTCGTCCCTGAAATAATAGACCGTGAAAGGGTTGCCGTCGTCATCTTTCACATCTTCGCTGCGCACACTGCTGACAGCCCCGATCCTGCGGGGATAAATGCCGCTGAAGGCGTCTTGCTCGTAACGGTCATAGATGCCGTACTCCTCCGTATGTATCTCGACATATTGCCTGCCCCCCGGAAGCATCAGGCGGCTATGCCCGTATTTTGACGGATCTATGTTCCGCGTGCTGCCTACCGGGAACAACCGGGTATAAAAATTGTCGGTACCCGTCGTGTCGCGTTCGATTCCGGTCAGTCCCTTCCCGTAGCCCAGCGTTATTTCCTCGCCATGCTCACACCGGCACACGTTCACGGTCTGGCCTTCCACCCACCATTCAGCCTGCCCGCCGACCGCTTCGGCTATCTCTTTCAGGGCTTCGTTGCAGTACTTCCCCTCGTAATCGATGACGATAAGGTCCGTACCGTCCACCCGCCCCACTTTCCAGTCGGTGGTGTGGTTCATTCCGTCATTGATACACTTCACGATCATGGCCACGTGTTCACGCGGAGTCGCTGTCAGCGTGAACACAGGCTCGGTGTTCCCGTCGGTGGTCTCCAGCACAAGAAAACGTCTCACCAGGCTCTCGATACCGTAAAACTTCAAATCATATACCCACTCCTGGCCGCTCTTCTGCTTCGGGATGTACCGTTCGGTCAGCCAGTAGCGCTCACCCTCAAAGTCCACCCGGTCATTCACGTCCAGGGCGATATATTCGTAATGCGTGAAAGAGAGTGTCAGGACATTGTCACCCTGCACCTCCTTCACCTGGGTGGAGCTGTCGCCCGCCTCGATATCGGTCCGTCTGTTGCCGTTGCTGTCATAGATGGTCAGCATGTCTGTATCTTGTTTAAACGTCGTTTGAATAGGGTTTGAATCACATTTATATGACCGGGACAGGTTCCCGGAACTTCACCTTGAACTTGCCGGCGTGCACGCCTTCCTTCCAGAGATAGGTCAGAGGCTGGAACTTGCTGCAATCCGTATATTTCACACGGAGAGTCAGGGCAAGTTGGGGAAAGGAAATCTCAAGCCACCCGTCACGGCCTTTCTTCAGGAAATTGATGAACTCGAAATACTTCTTCAGCCAGCCGGCCTGCGTTTTGCCAAACAGGGCGAAATGAAGCGTCACGTCACGGGCCTCGTTCCTGGGCGTCAGCACGGAGGAATATTTCTCCCCGTCCTCCTCCCGGATATTCACAGCCGTGTCCGTTTTCGTCTTGCTCGGGGTCAGGATGGCGGTCAGGTTATCCATCCCGCCGCGCTTGTCCTCAACGAGGAACACCCCGTATGTACTCCAGATGTCGGTACCGTTGACAAGTACCAGACCGCCTAATATCTTTTCCATATCATTTGCATTTTACTCCGTCACGATTGATTTTACGAATCTCTTCCTCTATTTTGCCAAGGTGCGACGCGCTCGTGCCGGTGTTCTCCTCGATACGGGCAAGATGCCCCTCGGCGGTGTTCATCTTGTCGATGACGCTCTCCATCTTCTCATCGATGCTCGACCAGTGTTGCAACCCGCTGGTGAACATGCCGTCCAGTTTTGTACCCTGGTCCTGTGTCATGGCTGAAAAACCGCCGGTTTTGGCGCTCTGGCTCGTACCGCCCGAGTTATCGTACCCGGTGGCCGCGGCAAGATTGTCACGAAGAGCGATGGCTTCCTCGACATACTTCATGTACTCGTCCTGGAGGGCCTTACGCTCGGCTTCTGTAAGGTCATTGTCTTCCATCGCCTTGCCGAATTTCTCCCACCAGCCTTTCAGCTTGTCGGAATACAGCTCACCGATCTTGTTTGACAGCATCGCACGCATGAAATACTCGGATATGTCCTCCGCCGCGGCTGCGGCATCATACTTCATATCCATCAGGTTATCCACGAAACTGCTGTACATGCTGTCGAAGGAAATACCGGTGAGACCTTCATACAGCTGGTCGGTAAGTTCCTCCAGCTTGCCCGCCTGGTCGATATAGTCATCCAGCTTCTCGGTCAGACGACCTCCATATCCGCCCTTGCCGGTATCCTGGATCTGCGTCCACATGTCCACGTTACTGCGCAACTTCTTCATCTCCTCCGGACTTAGGTTCCAGATGTCACCGTTCCAGCTACGCCCGATCTGACCGCTCAAACGGTCAATCTGTTCCTGTGAGAAACCGCCCCAGTAATAATTCCAGCTGTGATGCGAACCGTGATAGCCGGCCTGCGACATGGCCATGTCCAGATAGTTCGAGTTCGTCTCCTGCTGGAGCCTGTAGGCATCCCGGTAGGCGGCCACGGACTTTGTACCCTTGCTCGCCTTGATCTCCTCCGTCAGGTCCTCGATAGCCGTCTGCAAGGTCTCGTTGCGCTCGGTCAGCCGGTCGATGGTTTCCTGGACCTCTTTGGCATTGCTTGAAGTCGTCCAGGAGGAAAATCCGCCCCAGGTCAATGCGTCGAATATCTTGCCCACACCGGAAAGCAGCGATTTTCCGATAGTCACAAAAAGATCACCGGAAAGCACATCGTCAAGAATACCGCTCACGGCATTGAACACCGCGTCGAGCAGGCCACCGATGACCACACTCAAACCATCTTTGAAAAGGTCTATAATACTTACAATCCAGCCGACAACAGGCACATCCTCAAGTGTTTCGGAAACCTTTCCGAAAGCCTCGCCCAGTTTGCCGTCCACTTCCTTGGCACCTTTGCCGAGTGTGATCAGGCCATTATACGCCCCGCTGATACTGCCGGAGGCAATCTGCTGCAATCCGTCCCTCACATTCTCCATACTGGTCTTCAGACCGGAGGCAGTATTCGAGAGGGACTGCCGGGCACTGTCAGCCGTTTCCTGCAAGGCGTTTATATTCTCACTCGCGGCATCGGCATTAGCCTGCGCCGTTTCCAGGGCTTGCCGGGCGGACTCCTTCTCCTGTTCGGTTCCGGACTGTTGCGCCTCAATGTATGATTTCTGGGCGGCAATGAGTGCCGTATAGGTGTCCGCATACACCGCCTGTGCCTCCTTCAGGTCTGAAAGGGCTTTCTGGTAGGCAGTAACCTCGGCACCCAGTTTCTTGAAACTGACCTTGCCGGAACCGCCCAAAGCCCTCTCCATCTGCTGGACGGCAGAGACAAGCGCGTCCTGGCTGGCATGGTCGGCATTTCGGAACTCGTCAGTGAGCATGTATTTTCTGGCATCCGCCAATACAGGCTTTATCATATCGGAAAACATCCCGCCGAATTCACCGAAGACAGTACCCCAGTCAATACGGGCTTTCAGTTCCTGCACTTCGATGCCGGCAAGTTTGCTGTCACGTTCAACACCGAGAGAGAGCTTCTCGCTGCCGGACGTCGTCTTTTGTATCTTTTCCGCATATTCGGTCGCGATGGCGAGTTTCTGCTGCTGGAAGGTGCCGTAGGCCTGCAAATATTCCTGCATCACTCCGAACTCTTCCCGATAAGCTTCCGCTATTTTCTTCTGTCGGCCGGACTCGTTCAGCTCACGGGCCTTGTCTATTTCGGACTGCTGATCTTCCGACAGCGAACCGGACTGCCCCGCTTTCGCGTTGTCACGTTTCCAACCGGCTTCCTGCCTGGCTATTTCATCCTTGCGTGCCTGGTATTCATTGTCTATCTGGCGCAGCTTCTTCTCCAGCCCCTCGGTCATCATCTCAATCTCCGCCTCGTCATTCTTCCTTTGCAGCCCGGCGAGTTCCTGGCCCAGCTTTTCAGAAACCTGTTTGCGGCGTTGGGCTTCTTTCTCCGCCTTGTCCGCCTTCTTCCGTTCGGCCTCGGAATCCTTATCCTCACCGGGCTTGACCTTGTCGTACTCCTTTTTGGCAGTATCGACGGCATCCTTCAGTTCTTTCGCCTTCTTCTCAAACTCCTCACGGGAAAGGCTGTTGGACGTTTCCTGAAGAAAGGCGTTATAAGCCTTGAGCGCATCCTGGTATTTCTCTTTTGCCGCAGCCACCCAGTCAATGCTTGAATCCGTGGGCAGGTTACGCCGGTTTTGTTCCGAAACCAGTTTGTTCAGCTGATACTTCAGTTCGTCACGGGAATAAGTTCCGGTAAGATTTTCGTCACCCTGCGTAATCTTTCCGTATTCCTTCTCCTGGACAGACATCCGGGCAAGCAGGGTTCTACGCTGCTTTATCTGCTGTGCAAGGGTCTCGTTACTCACACCGGTCAGGTTTTCGAAATAGGCATTTACCTCGTCCTTGCGGATTTGTCCGTTCAGGCTCTTGCGTTTTCCGTACAGATTCTGAAGCTCTGCCTCCTCATCCCTTGAACGTGCGGATTTCCGGACATATCGGGCTCTTTGCCGCCCGTAGCTGTCCTGGTAATATTCGGTTGCCAACCGGGTCTTGCCTTCAAGTTCTTTTATCCTGTCATCCACACGTTTCAATTCATTGGCGGGATTGGATATGGACTCACCGGCTTCCAATCGGGCTATCTCTTCCTTGATTTTCTTGATATTCTTCAGTTTCTCATACTCGGTGTCGTATTTGGAGAATATATCCGGATATTTCTGTTCCAGCTTGTTTAGCGCCTCACGCCGGGCATCCGTGGACACGGCTTCATCCCCGGCAATGGAACACAGTTCCTCTATTTTGCGCCTGTGCTCTTCCTCGGCCTCTATGGTTTTCTGCTTCTGCTGCTGATACCTTTCCTCGGATTCCTGCAAACGTTCGGTTTCCGTCTTCATGGAGATCAGTGCCACGGCAACACCGGCAAGCAGGGTCGCAACCAGCACATAGGGATTGGAAAGCATGGTCCGGTTGAGCATTTTCTGCGCTTTCTCAACCAGCAGGAGCCAGTTGTAATGCAACGCCTCCGCAGCCACCGCCCAGCCTTTCACGGCCGTGACTGTCATGACGGCAGTCCGGTACACACCATACGTGCCGACAAGCCCGAGCAGGATACGACCGAAACGTTCGTAATGCTCCACCATGTAGGAAACACCGGAAAGCGTGGTGTTGATGACACCTTCCGACTGCTGCCCGATTTCATTGAACATCATTGAAACGGCATCCTCTATATTGGAGATCTGTCCGGTTATCGTTTTGGATTGTGCCTCCATCAGACCACCGAATTTTCCGCCCTCGTCCGTCAGGCTCTCTATGACCTTCTGCACTTCGGGAAAACCGACCTTGCCTTCCTCCACAAGCTCCTTCACCTTGCTTTCAGCCACGCCGAACTGCTTGGCCAGTTCGGCGATCATAGGGATGCCCCGGCCGGTGAACTGGTTCAGGTCCTGTGTATAAAGCCGTCCCTGGGACATGGTGGTGCCGTAAAGATAGACCAGATCGTTCAAAGGGATGGAAAGTCCGGCAGCGATGTCACCCAAGCGGATCAGCGTCTCGTTCACTTTCTCCGCTCCAAACCCGTAGGCAAGAAGCTGCTTGGCACCCTGCGCGACATCCTCCAGGCCGAAAGGAGTGGTCGCGGCCGTATGTACCAACTGCTGCATCAGGGTGTCGGCCTTCTCCGCACTGCCGAGCATGGTCTGAAACGACACCTCCAGCTGCTGGAACTCGCCGCGTACCTTGGTGATGTTCGACACCAGCTCCTTGATAGTAAAGGCGGCCGCCAGCTTGCCGACAGTGTTGTTCAACAGGGAACCGCTCCTGTCAAGTTCCCGGATCTGTCTGTTGGCGGACGATGCCTGCTGGGACATCCGCTCGATCTTGCCCACGGCCTTGTCAAGACGGGCGCTCAAATGGTCCACCATAAGGAATTCTATTTGTACCGGTTTCATCTATTTTAGCTTGCTTTGAAAAAATCCTACTATTCCATCCGCTTCATCCTCGGCGCTCCGCTCATCCGCAGGACCGGAAGATCCGGACTTGTCACGGACATACCGGGGAGCGTCACTAAGCATCATGATCAGGGTCTGGTAATTCACCTTGTTCAGTATATAGTCCACGCTCCAGCCGGTAGCACTGGCAATCTGCCACACAAAACCGAAAGGGCTATGGGAGCCTTCATAACGGCTCTTTAACTCCCCTTCTTTCTTTGGCTCAGTCTCAAGCTCATCGGATTCGTCCGCTCGGCTGATCTGATAATAGGTATAAAAGGGTCGGTACCCATCAGGCTGACAAAACGCTTGATCGCACCCACCAGATAACGCTGTTCCATGAAGTTCCTTATGAGCCATGCCACCGGGCGCAAAAGCACGCGGCGGCTGAAAGGGCCACGACAAAGGGTATAGGCCACCATACGGCTCACCGCCTTGCCGTGAGAGGCCAGAAACTGCATTTCCTCCTCCTTGCTGAACCCCCACATCTCCTCACTGGTGATCCCCATCGACAAATATGTCCGGGCAAAAAGAATCTGACCGGACATATAAGGCCGCCTCATGGTCACGCGCAGCTCCAGCGGGGATTTCCTGAAAGGGATATGAAACGCTTTCAGCGGGACGCTCACACCGATATCCAGCAGCGCGTCCGCACCCTCACGCTGGATCTGCTTGATGACAGCTTCGTCCATACGCTACTCCTCGGCCGAGTTAGTGGAAGCAGCAGCGGCAGATTCAGCAGGAGGCAGTTTATACTGTTTCCACTCTTCCGGGATAGAATCCGTATTGAATACGCCATGGGGCTGGGAGCCGTCTTCCGGCATGGCCACTTCCAGCGTGCATTCGATTTTCGCCGTTTCTGTCAGGGTCAGCTTGCCGCCGAGATTGGAAAGTAGCGTGCCATTGGGAATCAGGATGCTCTGCCCCGAAACAAGGGCTATTTCCCACGGACCGGTCAGCAACACGGCTGCCGTCGGGGCAGTCCAACCAATCGGGGTTTTCTTTTCCGAGTCCTCTTCCTTGTAGTGCATGGTACCACCCAGCAAGCTATGCAGGTTTTCGTAGTTCAGCTGGATAACGTTGAACGTGGGGGCGATGCTGCCATTCGACTGGGGAATGATAAGCACCGGGGTTCCCGGCACCTGCTCCGCCTCGATTTTGGCGGATTCGGGTTTCTGCCCGCCCATGTCAAACGAATTCTTCTCTATGTAACCCACCACAAAGTCCTTGTATTTCACGGCACCGACGCCGTACATGAAATTCTTATTCATTGTTTCTTGATTTTGAAAGTTAATACTATGCCGGCAACACATCCGGTTATAAAAGCGGCCAGCGCTATTTTAACGGGACTAAAGCGACGTTCAAATTCCGTTTCAACTGTGAATGAGTCCTCATGTGTCTCATTACGGATACGGGTCAGTTCCTCCTCATAACACAGTACCAGCCGCTGGAGGCTGTCGCAGGATGCCTCCGCTATGATATTGCCGGCCGCATCGCTCTTCACCGTCAGGCCCGCCTGTCCGTTCCTGGAATGGTAGGACGAACCGGAGGGAAGTTTACGGAGGCTGTCCGGAGGGATCGTCAGGCTCACCGCCGATTTCGGAATCCCCGCCATCAACACCCCCCGCCTCACGTTTGACACGTTGTCGGCGCTTGACGACAGGCTGCTGTTCCGGTTCACCTCCGTCCTGCTCTTTCGAGTACTCGCGCATCCCGTAAAGAACAGGACAATCATCATGATGCCTGCAACTGTTGGCAGTATCAATGGCTTTCCGGAGGCGTGCCATTTCACGCCGGGTCGCCTGCAAAGCTTTCCTGTTTTCATTCAGTTCCTCTTTTAAGGGTTCTACAATATTCTCGATCAGGATACGGGTGGCATGTTCGGTATTGTCAATCCGTACCGTCTCGGCTTCGGCGGTAGCCTTCTCCGCTTTCGCCCTCGCTTCCCTGACCGTTGATTTCAGGGTGATGATGGCTATTATCGTGGCTACCAGACCACCGCCCAGCACCAGATTCATGACAGCACTGAAGTCCATACGCACACTGGTCTTTCAGGTCAAAGCCTATTTACCGGCATCCTTACCCGCAAACAGTCCGATGAGCCACTGGACAAATCCCGTATCGGCAACACCATTGGACACAAGGGACGCACCGAACCCGTAACACAACGCGATATACCACGTGGCATCAGCGACAAAGCCCGCATCCAGCCACCATAAAAGCATGGCGGCCACAATGCCCACACACCAGCTGACAATCTGTGTCGCCAAGCCCTGCATTTTTGGAAACAGGGCCTTGATCCCTTCCGTGAGCAACACCACGCCACCGACAAAACCGGCAAAGGTGGTGATCATCGCGCTATAATCGACTTCCGGTACTGTACCGGTCTGGGCAAAAGTTGCTGACACGAATCCGAGTATCAGCACAAAGAATAAAAGAAATCTTTTCATGTTGTTGTTGATTTATTGAGTTATACCTATTTGTTTAAGCCATCTCTGTACATCAAAACTGGGGCAGGCTTTGGCCGCCAGTTCATTGTGACCGACGATTCTCACATCGGGAAAACGACGATGGAAATCCTTCACGTACTTCTCAAGCGCCTTTTTCTGCCAGGAGGTACGGGTGTCCGCAGGCGTTTTACCATCCTTTGCACACCCGCCGGCATAGACGATATGGCGGCTCACGGAATTGTAACCGGCCACGCCGTTGGTCACTTCCCACGGGTCCACATTCGCGTCCTCGTTATTGTTCACCAGGCGTTCCACTCCGCCGTTCAGATGGAACAGGTCGGTATATCCGACCTGCTTCCAGCCGCGGCCGCCCTTTGAGACGGGGTTCGTATGCCAGGCGCGAATCTCCGCACCGCTTACCTCACGCCCTTCAGGAGTGGCCGTGCAATGGATGACAAGATACTTCAGCTTTCCCATCACTCACCGCCTTCCTCTTCATCAACGGCCGCCTGGGACAGTGCTATCTCCACCTTCTTCTCCGGATCGGCGTCCAGGCCCAGTACAAGTGTGCCGGATACCGCCTTGCCGCTACTGTTCACACCGGCGGTGACCGTCAGAGAGCCATCGGTACCGACTGCCGTGAAACCGGCAGGAATGGAAACCACGCTGTAATCACCGGAGGCAGTGACCTTCACCTCCTTGCTCTCACCGGCGGCCTTGAAAGAAAGAGCGGCCGGATCGGCAGAAATGCTGCGTTCCACTACCTTGAACACCGGAGTCTCACGGGTGTCAAGCACCACGAACTCCTCGCCGAAGGCGATTTCCGTGTCGGCCTTCATAAGCAGCTTGAAGAAGTACAGCTCGCTGGAGTTCATCCACTTGTCAATCTGGATCACCTCCTCATCGTCCTGGAGGTTCACACCGGCAAAAAGGTTGCCGTCAGCGCTCATCGAGCAGAGCGTGGCTACGATAAGGCCATCAGGCCAGGAATTCAGCGTCTCGATGGTGATACCCTTGTAACGCTTCTTGTTGATGTCCGTCTCGCTCGTGTTCTTGTACTCGCGTTCGGTCAGCTCGTCATCGTACTTGTCGAAGTCGTCAATACTCATCAGGATACGCAGGTTCGGATTCTCACGCAGGGCTTTTGGAATAGCCTTGCGGACAGCCTTCAACTTGCCGATCATGGAAGTATCGGAAGGAGCCGGAACCACGATCACATCCGGATCTTTAGCCGCCTGGGTCAGGATACCGTTGAAAAGGTGGTCGTCGTCCGAACCGAACTCGCCGTTCAGGTAATGCCAGCCCAGCTCGAACTTCACACTCTTGCTAAGTTCATCCAGAAGCGTGTTCTGCGCTTCGGGGGGAAGTTCGGCAAACACGAGGTTGCCCTTCGGCTGCCACTTGCGCCAAACATGCTCGAAGGCACGGGGATTGAAAGTCGTGAACGCCATGAAGTCCTCCGGATCCAGTGATTTCTCCGAGTAATTGAAATTGCCTTTCGAGTCTTCCAAAGTCGGGTTCTCCTTACGCTTCTGGAGCATCTTGCCGGTCTTGATACGCGGCAAGCTGATTTTTTTCTCCACACCGGGGATCACCATGATCAGACCTTTTTCTACAAGGTCATTCCCGGTGGTGGCCAGGACCAGTATTTTCTCCAGTACCTCGCCGTTGTAATTCGTGTTTCTTACTACTATTGCCATGGCAAATATTTTTATTTATGGTTCAACTTGTCCTTAATCTCGCTCATGCGCTTGTTCCAGGGGCTTTCACCCGTCGGATTCACACGAAGGTCGGTCATGACACTACGTTTGGGGGAAAGCTTCTCCAATGCCTTTTCCCCGTTCTCCCGGTCTTTTGCCAGAAGGTTCTCATAGATGGGGCGGGTGGCGGCATCGATACGGCCGTCCTGTTCCGCATCATCAAGCAGTTTCTTACGCGCGGCAGCGTCATCCGCATCCGCCTTGTCCTGGAACACCTTCAGTTCGCCCTTCAGGCGGGTGACCTCGGCATCAAGGGCCGGGACTTTGCCAGCCTCCGTTTCCAGCAGTCCGATTTCACGCAGGAAATCGTCATCCGTCGCACAGTTCTTGAACCGCGGACGTCTCTTGAGTTCGTCTAAATTCATGCTATTCTCGTTTTGTGGCTTGTGCAGCCGGTTATTGAATATTTGAAATACTTGTTCGGGGGTACTGTCCTCCGGTACCGGGTCAGCGTCATAAATACCGTCGATAAGCCCCAGCGCCAGCGCCTCGTCGGCACGCAGCCAGTGATCCTTGCCGTCAAAATACATCGCGCGGATTTCCTCCTTGTCCTTGCCCATACGGGTGGCATACATCTCGCAAAGGGTATCCTCAAGCGCCTCGATCTCACGGATGCAGTCCTTCATCTCATCCTTGTTGCCGTAACAGCCGCCCTGGACACTGTGAAGCATCAGACGGGCATAACGGCTCATCTGCACGGGCTTGCCGCAAAGGGCGATGACGGAGGCCATGCTGGCGGCGATGCCGTCCACGTAGATGGTAATGTCGGCCTTGCTGTTCTTCAAGGCATTGAAAATGGCGATGCCCGAATAAACCTCGCCGCCGTTGCTGTTGATACGCACGTCCACCTTCCCGGTCAGGGCTTCCGCTTCCAGAAGTTCACGGGCAATATCACCGCTGCGCACACCATCGCCATACTCACCGATGTCACCGTAAAGAAGGATGCAACACGCATCGGTTCCGGGTATCATATTGAAAAATCTACTCATGTCACTATCGTTTTGGCAGGTCCTTCCCTGCAAAGTTTACGGTGCGAAATTAGGGGGATTAAAAGCCTTTTTCAAACCGCGTTTTCATCATGGAGACTTTAAAGGATTGCCATGACGCTTTAAAATGTCATCATGCGGAGCGCGTTTTTTTTCGCTCCTTTTCCTTATCAATTTTGCACGTAAAAAAGGAGGTAATATGGCCGAACTTACAAACGAGCAGAAAAAGGCATGGGCGAAAACGCTCTACACCCGCGAAACGCTCACGCAGGCGGAAATAGCCGAGCGTGTGGGGGTTTCACGGGTGACTGTGAACAACTGGATAGGCAAAGGAAACTGGGAGCAGCTGAAGGCTTCCATAACCATCACACGGGAGGAGCAACTGAAGAACCTGTACCGGCAGCTGGCGGAACTCAACAACGCCATCATGGGAAAGCCGGAAGGGGAACGGTTCCCGAACGCCGCGGAAGCGGACACCATTTCCAAACTGTCGAACGCCATCAAGAAACTGGAAACAGAAGTGGGGCTGGCGGACATCATCTCCGTGTTCTCCGACCTGCTCAAATGGGTGCGGACCTACGATTCCACGCAGGCGAAGGAGATCACCCCGCTTCTGGACGCGTTTGTCAAATCAAAATTATCCTGACATGGCAAAGAAAAGACTCACACCCCAGGACAGGATCGCACTGGACAACTGGAACGAGCTGGTGGCATCCGTGCGCGAACATTCGGACATCAACCCCACGGACACGGAAACGGAAATCAGGCAGAGGCGGGAAAGACTGGAGAAGAACGACGAGGAGTGGTTCAAATACTACTTCGCCATGTATTGCACCTGCGAGTCCGCCGCCTTCCACAAAAAAGCCACCGGGCGGCTGATGAGGAACAACCGCTGGTACGAGGTAAGGGCCTGGTCACGCGAGCTGGCGAAATCCGCACGCTCCATGATGGAGATATCCAAACTGGCACTGACAAAAAAGATACGCAACGTGCTGCTGATCTCCAACTCGGCAGACAATGCGGAAAGGCTACTGCTGCCGTTCATGGCGAACTTCGAGGAGAACCAGCGGATCATACAGGACTACGGACAGCAGAAAAAACCGGGAGCGTGGGAAACCGGGGAGTTCACCTGCATGTCCGGATGCTCCTTCCGCGCCATCGGAGCCGGGCAGTCACCGCGCGGTACGCGTAACAAGAACTTCCGGCCGGACTTCATTCTGGTGGACGATATAGACACCGACGAGGAGTGCCGGAATCCGGAACGGATCAAAACCAAATGGAAATGGCTGGAGGAGGCGCTGATACCGACCATGTCCGTATCGGGAAACTACCGCATCCTGTTCAACGGAAACATCATCGCGCCGGACTGCTGCATCAAAAGGGCCATCGAAAAGGCCACCGAACTGAAAGCGAAAGGAATCGGGCACGTGGATATCATCAACATCCGGGGAAAGGACGGACTGTCCGTATGGCCCGAAAAGAACTCCGAGGAGGATATCGACCTCTTCCTTTCACTGGTGAGCGCGGCGGCGGCACAGAAAGAGTTCTTCAACAACCCGGTGGTGGACGGCGGCGTGTTCGCGGAAATCACCTACGGGAAAGTGCCGGCACTCTCCAGGTTCAAGTTCCTGGTGATATACGGGGACCCCGCACCGGGAGAGAACAAGACGAAAAAAAGTTCCACCAAAACGGTGTGCCTGCTCGGGAAACTCGCGGGAAGGCTTTATCTGATAAAAACGTTCCTGGACAGGGGGCTGAACGCGGAATTTGTAGAGTGGTACATCAAGCTGCTGGAGTTCGTGGGCGGAAAAACCACCGTGTACTGTTACATGGAGAACAACAAATTACAGGATCCTTTTTTCCAGCAGGTATTCCAGCCCATCGTGCGGCGGATACGCAGGGAAAGGAAAATATCACTGTACATCACCGGAGACGAGGAGAAGAAAACCGACAAGGCCACACGTATCGAGGCGAACCTGGAACCGCTCAACCGGGAGGGGAACCTGATACTCAACGAGGCCGAAAAGGACAACCCGCACATGAAACGGATGGCGGAACAGTTCAAGCTGTTCAACCTGCAACTGACCTATCCGGCAGACGGACCCGACTGCGTGGAGGGGGGAAACAGAATTATAGACCACAAGGCCAGACAGTCGGAACAGCCCGTCATTGTCACAAGGAAAAGCACGCGGTCACAAAACAAGTACAGAGTGTAAACTTCAATACCTATCATTATGAGCAAATTTATCGAACTTTCAGACTACGACGCGAGCATACACCGCGAGATTCTGGACGCACTGACAAGGGAGGACGACGCCGTCGTGGAGATATGCGAGGACCGCGCCGTCGCCGAGATGCGCTGCTACCTTTCCAGACGTTACGACTGTGACAAAATATTCACGGCAACCGGTGACAAACGCAACCAGCTTGTCCTGATGATGGCCATCGACATAGCCGTGTACCACATTTTCTGCATACATAACCCGAGGAACCTGTCACCGCTGCGGAAGGAACGCCACGAAAGGGCGGTCGAATGGCTGAAAGCCGTGGCGGCCGAGGAGATATCGGTGGACGGCCTGCCCCTGCTGTCCGAAGAGACGAGGGCGGCAAAATCCAATTTCCTTATCAAAAGCAACCGTAAACGTGTAAACCATTGGTAATATGAGCAAAAGAAAGAAAGGGGCCGGAAAGATAACCCAAAGCGGGAACCTGCCGAGGCCCGGGCAGAAAGGACCCGCAACCATCATACTGACACAGCCCAGAAGGTTCGGTATAGACATAGCGGACTACATGCTCGCGGTAAGGGCTTTCGAGAATGTGGACTACTCCAGACGCTTCAGGCTGTACGACCTGTTCAGCGACATACTCATGGATACGCACCTGACAAGTGTCATAGAGAAACGGAAGAATGCCGCACTGGCATCTTCCATAGAATTCCGCAGGAACGGGAAGCCGGACGAGAAGGTGAACAAGCAGATCAGGTCCCCATGGTTCCGAAAGTTCATAGGGGACATCCTGGACGCCAAATTCTGGGGGTTCTCACTCGTGCAGTTCTACCGCAAGGGGGAATGGGTGAACTACGACCTGATACCGCGCAAACACGTCGATCCCGTGCGCAGGCTCATACTGCGGCACCAGACGGACACCACCGGGACGTCCTGGGACGAGTACCCCGACCTGTTGTTCATCGGTTCACCCGACGATCCCGGGCTGCTGGTGAAAGCAGCCATCTGGGTGATATACAAACGTAACGACGTGGCGGACTGGGCACAGTTCGCGGAAGTGTTCGGAGCGCCCATCAGGGAGTACACGTATCCCACGGATGACGACGAGGCACGGCAGAAGGCGCTGGACGACGCGGACAGCACCGGAAGCCTGTCGGTTTTCGTGCACGCGGAGGATACGGTGCTCAAGCTCGTGGAAGCCGCGAACAAGACAGGGAGCGCGGACCTCTACGACAAACTCTGCGAGCGCTGCAACAACGAAATCTCAAAGCTGTTCCTCGGAAACACGCTCACCACCGAAGCCTCCGACAAGGGCACACAGGCACTGGGAACCGTACACAAGGACGTGGAGGAGAAAGTGACGCTCTCCGACAGGCAGGACATCCTCGACGTGCTCAACTATGACATGGCCGACATATTCGCAATGCTCGGAATAGACACCACAGGCGGGGAGTTCTGCTATCCGGAAAAGAAGCTTATCGAACCGGAGAAAAAGATGTCCATCCTCACACAGCTGCGCACGAACTTCAACCTGCCGGTAGGTGACGACTACCTCTACGAGGAATTCGGGATCGAGAAACCGGCAAACTATGACGAGCTGAAGAAACGTCAGGAGGAGAAAGCGGCGGAAATCGAGGCGGCGAAGGCCCGAGAGACCGAAAAGGCGGAAGAGGATGAACCGGATCCGGAAGAAGAACCGGAACTGGAAAAGCACGGTAAAGGAACACCCAAAGAAAAGAAAAATGCCCTTAAAAACGCATACAACTGGCTGAAACGTTTTTTCGGGAAAGCCCCGGGGAGAGACGGGGCAGCTTTAGAATGGTGATAAACGACCTCTACAGAATGGAGGACAAACAGGTGGAAACTTTATTCTCGTTCGATGAAGAGGTACTGAAGAAAGCCCTGAAGAACATATACAGCAAAGATTTCCATCCCATGACCGACATCGAGGAGAACCTGTTCGAGGCCACGTGGAAAACGATGAACAAAGCCACCGACAAGGGGTTTGGGACACGGAAAACCGATGATCCGGATTATGACTTCTACCGTGAAATCCGAATGAACAACGCCGTGTTCGCAGCTTTCAAGGTACACAGGGCACAGAACGACATGGCAGCGCTGCTGCTGGACAAAAACGGAAGTTTAAAGCCGTTTGAACAGTGGGTGAAGGAAGCCATGCCCATAGCCGACCACCAGATGATCCATTGGCTGCGTACAGAATACGACACGGCCGTCATACGGGCACACCAGGCCGCGGACTGGAGACAGTTCGAAAGGGAAAAGGACATATTGCCGAATCTCAAATGGATGCCGTCCACATCCATACATCCGGGAGCGGACCACAGAATATTCTGGGGAACCATACGCCCCGTCGATGATCCGTTCTGGAACGAGCACAGACCGGGGGACCGGTGGAACTGCAAGTGTACGCTCTCATCAACGGATGAAGCGCCGACAGCAGTACCGGACGAAAACGGGCAGAACAAGGCACATGACGGTCTGGAAAACAATCCGGGAAAAGACGGCAAACTGTTTTCAGACAAACACCCCTACGTTACTGAAGCGCATCCGGGAGCAAGAAAAGCCGTGGACGCACTGACCAGGCGCATCAACGAAATGATAGCCGAAATGCCGGACAACCTGACGCTGGAGGAAAAAACCGACATCGCCTGCAACAATCTCAAGATAGAAAAGGCACTCGGCGTTACCAAAGGCAAGCCGATGACATACGAACAGGCGAACAAGGGAAAGGAGAACCCGAAATTCGGAAAAGAAGAAGGATACCGCGTGAATTGCCAGACCTGCACCGTGACACACATGCTCAGAAGGTTGGGGTTTGACATCGAGGCAAAACCCAACATCAGACAAAGCGCATACAATGAAATGGCAAAACAAGGTATCACATGGGAAGAACGTTTCCTGAACCGGGACGGAACAAAGCCGGATTATGACTATACCTATAAATGGCAGGTCAGAAAGGGATATCAAGTAATGAATGCAAACCGGCTGAAGGAATACTTCAGGGAAAAATTCAGAGAGGATGGAATATACGAGATATATTGTGCCTGGAAAGGCGGCTCCGCACACGTGTTCTGCGCGGAGGTGACTGAAGGAAAGACAAGGTTCTTTGACCCGCAAACCGGAAAGGATGATGCAAGCAATTACATACAGAGCATGAAAGCGGGCCGTGTGGGAGTGATAAGAATAGACAACAAACTGGTAAATCCCAAAATCATGGGACTATTCATCACCAAATAAACGGGAAGAAAGTGCCAGCCCCTCCTCACCGTCCACCAGACGGCAGGACTGGCCGTCGAACAGAATAAAGGCGGGAAGACCGACAGGCAACTCAAAACCAGCCCCGTCAACACAGCCCACGGAATAGATGCTTCCTTCAGGGGAACTGGCTGATAAGACAACGGAGTTGTAACCGCTACTGTTTGCTAATTCCGACACTTGTTTAGGTATTTCCATAACGCAAAAAGGCACATAAAAAACGCCTTGCTGCAAAAGTATAAAATTATTTTTTAATTCAGTCATTCATGGACATAAAAGAATATTCAAAACTGATAAAAGCCAAACAGAAAGAACTGGATGGGCTAATGAAACGGAAGATGCCGGTTATCGCCGGACGAATGGCAAAAGACCATTTCCAGGACAACTTCCGGCAGGGAGGATTCGTAAACGGGGGATTACACCCGTGGCCGAAAGCGAAAAGGCTGTCCTCGGGACGGACCGATGCGGCAGGGAACTACGGGACGCTGCTCTCCGGAAGGAACCATCTCTTCAGCTCCGTCAAATACATGCCGGGAGAATACCGGGTGAGGGTGGCAAACGAACTCGTCTATGCGCCGGTCAATAACTGGGGAGGAGAAGTGCATCCGACCGTTACGCCCCAAATGCGGCGTTTTGCATGGGCGAAGTATTACCAGGCTTCAGGCAAGGCTAAAAAAGCCGCCACGGGCAAAAGAAAAGGCAAAAAGAAGGGTTCTGCCGCAAACAATGAACCGCAGGAAAATCAGGAAGCGCTGAAATGGAAAAGGCTGGCGCTGACCAAAAAGAAAAAGCTCCGGATAAAAATACCGCAACGCCAGTTTATCGGGGAAAGCCGGGAACTGTCCGAAAAGATAGACCGGAAAATGGAGAATGAAATCAGAAATATTTTAAACTTATAACAACATGGAAGAAATTTTTATCGCAATCATGGAACGCATCGCCGAAAAGATACCTGAACTGTCATACATTGACGAGGACTACGGACAGCTTGAAGCCGGGGCGGAGGAGGACCACTACCCGGTAACCTTCCCCTGCGTGCTCATCGGGAACGCCGAATCGGACTGGAATGACCTCGGTTACGGGGTACAGAAAAGCGAGTCACTCATCACCATACGACTGGCCATTGACTGCTACGATGACACCCACTACACCTCCGGAACCTATGACAAGGTAAGGGAACGCCAGCTCAAGGCCAAAGAGCTGTACAAGGCCTTGCAGGAGTTCCAGTGCACGGAAGAGACCACCCCGCTGGTCAGGGTAAAGAGCCGGGACTATTCGCTGCCGGGAAACATCAAGGTGTACGAGACGGTTTATTCCTTCACGCTGCATGACGAGTCGGCCATGCAGTAAGGGGAAGGTTCATTCCCCCGTGAACAGGGAAAGCTGGACGGCTGTCAGGCGGGGTTTCTTAACCTTTGGGACGGGCTTCACCTCCAGGTCCTTCAACTCACGGCACTTGCGACGGATGATCGACATGATCCGCTCCTCGGAAATAAAAAATTCCTGCCGGGACAACACTTTCAGGGCGTCGTCAAAGCGCAGACGCTGCACCTCCGTCCAGTAATAGTAACGGCGGCACAGGGCTTCATCACGGAGTTCTATCAGGTTCTTGTCTCGTCCTTTGGTCATTAAAGCATGGCATTTGCTGCAAAATTAGGCATTTAACCGGGGATGTTGATAAAAAAACGCCGCATCGTGCTGGGATGCGGCGTTTTTCTGTTTAGAGTGTGAACGGAATTCACATGGTCATCAGTTCGGTGTCATCCTCACCCGGGACAAACGGCTCGATGCGGGTGATCACCTTGCTCTGCACCTTCACCCGTCCGCTGCCATTACAGACCGGACATTTTGCGGATAAAGGAGCTCCTCCCTGGTCCAGGTAAAAGATACGTCCCTTGCCTTCACAACGCTTGCAGGCCATGACGTGCGGCGCGATGTTCTTCGTCTTTTCCATAACTACAACCGGCAGAATGAAGGCTCGATACGGCGCCAGACACCGTTCTCGTCACGTTTATGAAAATAGTAGTTCACCGCGGTCTTGTACACCACGTTGCTCTCACGGAAGAGGTCCATGATCTCCGTGTATTCACTGTCGAAACGGTCCTCCAGCTCATACAGCTTGCTCACCGACTTGTAGTCCAGATCACCCTGGCGGTTACGCTCGATCATGGTCATACCGAGCTGGTACATCGGATCATCGGTACCGAGTTCCCGGCTCATGGCGTAACGCTTCAGGTAATCCACCAGACGCTCGGCGGCGAGGTTGGCACGCTCGTCGAAACTCTTCACCTTGTTACTCCTCACTTCCAGCTTCATGTCACCGTCCACGATGGTGAAACTCGCCTGGTTATCCTTGCGAAGTTGCCCATAGTCACGCATCAGGTCACGGAAAGAGGCGGCTTCCTTCTCTACCCAGTCACGGAAGGCCTTCACGTCATCCACAACTGGAAACAGCCTGTTCTTCACTTCAAGCATGAACTGCGCACGAAGCCCTTCGTAGGCATCGCGACGATTGCGCTTGTTTTCCTTCTCTTCCTGCTGGAGCTGTTTCAAAAGCTCCTTCCTGTCCTGGGCGGACAGGCTTTTTAATTGTTCTTTCAAGTCCATAACTAAAAAATTAAATGGTTATTACTGTTGTTTATTCTCACGTTTGCGGCGGATGGCGCGCAGCTTCACCTGCAACGTGTCCAACGCCTCACAGTCAAGTTCACGGAACTCCATACCAGCGATACGGCTGTCCAGGCAGAAAGCGTTCACCTTGTCCCAGTCGGCCGTATCGATACCCAGCAGCTGCATCTGGTGCAGTACCGCGGAACGCTTCTGACGGAGAATCTTCCGGAGCTCCTCACGGTAAGTGAGCGGCACCAGCTTGCGCATCCCGGCCACGGCAGCGCTGTATTCCTTCAGCGTCATCTCGCGCAGGCTCGTGGTGCGGCCGTCCGTGTACTGGGAAACGATGCTTTCCTTCAGTGCCTCACGATCCGATGTCGGAAGGCGGTTCAAAAGGCTGTAAAACGCTGAGTAATTCTCGGGCTTGTTTAGCCGTTTACGGGTGTTGATGTCTATCTGCATGGTGATGCTGTTCTTTTATTGCTTATTTTAAGGTCATTGATTTCCTTAATCACTCTCTTTACTCTGATAGTACACAAATAATCAAGAAGATGCTCTTTTTCATTTTTTGTACACTTATACTGGTTGAAAAATTCAAGTATGCCCATTCTATTCAGATTTTCATTAACTCAAACTATTCATACCACATCAGCACAACTCTATGATTTCACCCACGGCAGAGCGTAGAAGAGTACGCAAAACCGAAGGGTTTCCGCTATCATAGATGACTTCCACACAACACTCATGGCGTGCGTTACGTGACACAACCAGCTCGCAAGTCATATTCTCACAGAGCCATTTTTCCACTACTTTACGGACACCAACTGCGGTGACCACAATTACCATTTTTTTACTCATAATATTGACCGTGCTGTATGTTATTCAACTCTTATTCTCCCGGTGTACTGGTTTCCCCGAAACTTCATCCCCTTGGTGAAGCCGCCCGGATATCCCAGTTCCTTGCTTCTCGCGTTTGCCAGCAACAAATGTTCCCGGCTAAGGGAGGCTACAAAACCTTTGTCCTTTTCCAGTCCCATCTCTCGGGCCTTCCGGGTGACGCTGCGTTCGGAAACACCGAGCATTTCAGCCAGCTCCCGGTTGAGGGTATTGTGATAGTGACGACGCATGATGGAAAGCATATTACCGTTCCAAAAGATACGGGTGGAATATCCCTTATGCTCGACGAGCCGTCCCAGTGTCCGGTGCATGAAAGTACCGTCAGCAACCTTCCGGTGCTTGCGGTACTGTTCACGCTTGTACGCCAGCACACATTCATGACACCAGGAACTCCGTCCCCCATTCTTCAACGGATAGAACTCACGCATCCACAACTTTCGGCCGCAATGCGGACAGACACGTTTACGTTTCTGCTTGTTGTTATTTTCACTCATAGCTGTTTATGCTGCATTCATCAGTTCATATTCAAATTTTCACCGAACGGAATAGTATTAATGTCAGCCTTTCTCGTGTAGGCCTGCATAAGTCCCACGGAAAGCAGCATATAGACATTCTTATTCGCTTTGACAACCCCGGAAATAGAGCCGACAATATGTTCAGTCTTGCCGGTAATGATTGAGCCGGCTATCTGCTCAAGCCCGTCTGGATGGTCCTCACTGACCGCAACGCTCATAAAGGCACTAAGATCGTTTTCCTTACAAAAGTTATCCACGTATTGGCAGAGTTCCTTTACTGCCTCTTTCTGTTTTTCTGTAATCATTTTAGTAAAATTTTAATCATTAATAATTATATGTTATTTCTCAAGAATATAGTCGCACTCAAGAACTTTGACACCACCGTAAAATGTCACTTTGGACGTATCAGTGATACCAAAATGTTCTTTATCCGCGAAAATCATATTTTTCACACCGGACTTCATTTGCCGGACAACGTCCTTAGCCCTTTTATCAGTCCAGCTATGAGCGGCAAAACCCGCTTTGAACTGGTAAGTGGTCGTTATGGCACCGTTCTGGATTCTGGTGGAAACGGTAACTGTACCCACACAATTTTCTATTGTTCTCTTCTTTCCCATGATGATTATTTATTTGTTGGTTTCCAATCCACTGTTATGATCGCATCCAGTTCACCGCTGCCTTCACAGACCGGGCAGGGCACCTGCACGTCCTCGCGGCTGCCCTCCTCCGTTCCCCAGAACCAGCCGTTGCCCTGGCAATAACCGCACTTGTGGCCGGTACTGACGAAGTTCTCACGGTTAGGCCCCTTACACATATAGGCGGGAGGACAAATCTCCAGCTGTTTCTTTATCCTGCTCATGCCTGGCCTCCTTTCTGTTTCGGTCCCGCCACATTCCAATAGTCATAGGCGCCCTTCTCCCAGATTGTGTATTCACCAGTGGCCCCCTGATAACGTCCCTTACTGAAGGCGACGTAGCCCTCCACCCATATCTTCAGGTCGGCATCATACATCACGCTCGTGGCCGCATCACCTTTAGGATTCTTGCCACGGGCATGGCTGATGAAAACAAACAGCTTGTCCGGAAACTCCTCCTTCAGCTGGATATAGTCACGATACGTCATCTGTGTGTATTGGAAGCTGTCAATGATCACGATGTTGAAACTCTTATGACGCCGGAGCCTGATCTTCAAGGTGGGGATGTCCTCCTTGATGAACGCCAAATGGCGGCTTACCTCGGCCATACCAAAGCGCCGCAGGTTATTTTGGACTGTCAGAGAAGTGCCTTCCTCCAGGGAGTTGAACGCCACACGGTCATACTTGCAAAGTTCCTTGCAGAGCTGCATCACGAAAGAGGTCTTGCCGTTACCACTGTTGCCCCACACGAACCAGCAGCCCCGGACTTCCGGAGTGTCGAAGGCATCCTTCCATTTCCCCTCAAAAGGGAATACGTCATACTTCTTGTTCAGAATGTCCCTGACATTCAAGGCACGTCTCATGCCCGCTTTTTTATTATCCTTTTTCTCTTCTTCCATGGTCAGAACAGTTTTAGTTGTCGGATATTGTCTATTTGATCAAGCACGGCCTGCCGTGCGGCACCCCGCAGTTTCTCGTGGCAGAGCATCCTGCCGAGTGCCCACAGAAGGGCATTCTCACGGGTGGCAAACTGTCCCCATTTACGTCCCGGGTTGAAACCGCCACCGGAACCGCCCACCTCCATGTGAACGCCGGCAACCCACCAGCCGTCCTGCTGTCCAACAAGGGCGTCCAGGTAGTCGCGACCATTCCGGTAAACGGTCACCGTCTCGTATTCCCTCAAGACTGGGTAATCGCTCCAGGGAGCAGGAAGCTGCTCGCGACCGTCGATCTTTAAGTATTCAAATTTGTTTTCCATATCCTTAAAATTACGTTTGAACGGTATTTGAACGGGAGTCATTCCCCCACCATGCGTTTCACCTTGTGAATGGACTTCCTCACACGCCGCAAATCAAAGTCACATGTCGAAGCCTCCTTTATCACCTTATCGATGTCTTTTTTGTCAGTCACACCGTTGGCGGAACAGATCGCGAACACATCGTTCACGTCTGTAGGCTCCAGCTCATAAAATTTCCGTCCGATACGGCTGTAGAACTCCTTGTAACCGGGCTTCTGGTACCGCAGACCATTGCTGATGCGTTTGGCAATATAATCGGTACTCAAAAACACGACGCCACATTTCTCCTCCAGTTTGTTGTACAGGCTGATGAAGTAGTGGAACACCGGTTCGGTCAGCTTGTCCGCCTCGTCGAACACCAGCAGGGGCGCGTCCATCTGGATGATATCATCCAAAATAAGTCCCCACACCTCACGGATATTATACCCTTCAGTCCGGATCCCGACCGTGCGGGCTATCTCGCGGACAAAGTCACCTTTCTTCATGTCCTCGGAGCAGAGAATATAGAAAACCTCCTTATGCTCATGAAGGTAAACACGGGCGGTGGTACTCTTGCCACAACCGGCCTCACCAGTCACCCATGTGACATTGCGCCAGCGCTGCGCATCGGAGAGCACAGCCGTGATCTCCTGGTAAGCGCCAGTCTCCACGATCTGCCAACCGGTAGCGCTTACACCACCGACCTGCGAGGCGACATTACGGAACATCTCGTCACTGATATTCTCATAACGCCCGTTCAGGATATTGCTCACAGTACCCACACTGACTCCCTTCAGACTACCCGCGGCCTTCGTCTGGCTCGGATACTTCGCCACGTAAGCCCGGAGGCTCTCACTGATGGCGTTCTTCTCTTTCATTGTAATTTCCATAATCAATATTTTTTATCTTGTTATAAATCTGTTCCTTATAATTTCCCGACCACCTTGCGGATGCTCACTTCCTTCTTCTCAAAGCTGTCCCATGTCACGTTGCTGATGACTTTCATGTCACGGCCTATGGAAGGACGGGGCGGCTGGCTGTATTTTCTCGTGCGGCGGTCAATCTGGCGTTGCGCCTCCTTTCCGAGACCTTTCAGGTCAGGAGTACGCAAACCGTTCTGTTCCGGTGCGACACCATGCTCATACTCGATATCTTTGGCGACGACCTGACGGTTTATACGCTCATTGACGACGGCCTCCTGCTGGGTGCGGATGAAACGTTTTTCGGCTTCCGTCTGCTCCTGCTGGGCACGGTGGATCATCAGCGGGAACGAGGCCACACACTCGAAACGCATCGCACCGCCCTTGTCCTTGTAAAGCAACCGTACGCTGCTCATGTCATAGGGATCGTACTGGACATAGAACTTCTTGTAGGTATTACGCCGGCGCCATTCCAGGTCAGGCTCACCGGGAGCGGAGAAAACCTCGTAAGGGTATTTCTTTCCCTGTACCGTGATCTCGATACCGCTGGCGGTGAACAGCGACGGTTTATCGGTTGTGTACCAGAACATCTCCACCATATCAGGAACGCTGACCGGATCGGTGCCCTCGTTCACGCTGGTATTGTACATCTCAATACGGGGGATGCCAGTGGCCGGGTGCTTCATTGAGTTCCACTGCTCACGGGCAGCGGCATACTGTTCCTTCAGTTCCTCCAATGTGGGAAGGGAGTCGATATTCGCATTGATGAATTCCAAATTCGGACAGCTTGTCTCTCTCTTTGCCGTAATGTTCTGCCCGGTGAAACCGAAACGTTTCTTCAATACCTGGCTCTGGAAGCGGTAAAAGATGTTCTCGATCGTCTTAGATTCGCCATTATACGGAGCTGTCGGGCGGTGGATACGGCTGATCTTCGAGAAAAGCCCCAGCGCCGCGTTCTTCTTGTGGCCGCCCTGGTTGTCGCACACGATCTCGTAGGGTTTGTGCCGGCTCGTCTGGATAGCCATGCGGAAAGCATGGTACTGGGCGATATAGTCCTCGTTGTCGCTGATGTAATAGCCAAGAAGCACCTCGCTGTAGGCGTCCACCACCTCGTACACGCTTGTAGTGCACTTGTTTCCGTTCTCATCACGGTAGTAGAGGTTCAGCTTCGTGCCGTCGCCATACCAGAGGCTGTCACGACGGCCCGGAAGGATGGTCCGGTGCTTGCGGTCATAACGCTGGTGCGCCTTCATTTCCCCATAGACCGCATCATACCACAGAGGTTCGACACGTGGGCTGTTGAACCATTCGCGGAGGCTACGGGGACTCTTCAGAGGCTTCCAGCCACGTTCCGGAGCGACACGGTTGTACTCCTCGAAGATCTCCATGTCAGTATAAACCGGAACGCGGCTGCGTTTCAATGCTACAAGGTAACGCCCGCCGTCCTCCTCGATCTTCAGCGTGTTGCTGTTGCCGTATTTACCGCTCACAAGCACACCGTAGTTGTCGGGACGGAACTTGTTTATCAGGGCTTTCAAACGCCCCACACTGCCCGGAAGGCTGTGCCCGTACACCGGACGCCATTCCTCACTCGTGACAAGCAGAAGCTCCCAAAGGTTACGGCGGAAACCGGTCAGCTTGTTATTGGATGAACTCAAGCGTTTGAACTCTTCCATCAGCGCGTTCAGTACCGAGGCATTCCAAGTGTATTCCTTCTTCACATCTACGGGAAGAGCGACCATCTCACCGTTCTTGTCGTAGCGGTACTCCTCAAAAAAGCGTTCGGCCTTCTCGTCTTTCTTCACTATGTTACGAATCATTTCCTGTCTCATTTGTTTCTCGGGTTCGCCATGACGCTCAACCCAACGTTTCTTGTATTTCTCGGGAAGGGAGGAATAGGCATACAAGGCGTGGCCGCCTTCACCACCGCCACGGGAAACGACGTCAAGTTTATCCCGGGACAACTGGCTGTTCAAAGTACCTTTGGGCATTATATCCAGTAACTCCGTGTAAGTTACACACAATATATTATCAAAGTATTCCATCTCCCGTTCTGTTATTAGTCCTCCAAATCATTCAAAGGGACTTGCCTCTTCATCAGCCGCGCCGAAGCCCCGAAGTTCAGCACCACGAGAAGCTCCAGCAGCGGGTGGTCAAAGACCAGGGAAAGCAGGATCCCGAAACTCAGACAGAAGTAAAGCACGCAAAGACGCTGCTTCCAGTTCAAGTGTATAAACCAGCGCAGCTGGTCACCGAACAATGCTATCAACTCATTTTTCATCGCTTTCCTTCTTCTGAGGGTTACCACCTACCTTGGTTCCACCGCGCTCGATAGCGAGCTTGCGGATGGAACGGGCCAACTTGCTGTTCTTGCGGAATGCAAGGGAGTGGGAAACCATTTCCCGGGAACAACCCAGTAAACCGGCTATTTTACCCACCTCGCTGTATTCTACGACTATTCTCTCTTTCATAATTCGCTGATAAGTTAAATTATTGTAGCGGGCGGTCACGGACTCGAACCGCGGACCATAGCCTCTCCCTTGCGGGAATTTGGCGTGTTCTACCAACTGAACTAACCGCCCCGGAAATCTATCGGAGTTCTTGTATGGCATCCTCCGGAACACATATCACAGTCCAAACCTGGCCATCTTTCATATAATCGACATTATATTCCCGCACGAACGTACAAATGTTATAGTCCCAGTCGCGGATTACACCATCAATGACTTCACCGTTCCTCTTGGTGATTCTCACACTTTGTCCCTTTTTAAATTTTGCTTCCATTATATCTTCGTTTTAAGTATATCAATATCAATTACATCCAACACGTTAGATGTTCTTAGGCTATTCACGATAAGGGTGGCTAATACTATACTGTTTTCTGCCATCCACCTCTTTGCTTGCCTGACAGCCACTTCTTTGCTGTACCCATCCGGAATAAAAGCCCCCAGGTCATTATAACTCCGATCTGTCAATTCAAAATAATACCGTTTCATAACCTTCTATTTTTCTTCTTTTTATATTTCTCATTGTCAGCTCAAGCCTTTTTTGTAGCTTTGGGGCGGTGTTCACACTTTGAACACGTTGCAAATATACAAACATGTTTTCAATAAACAAAAATAAAATGGGAGAAAGTGAAAACATTTTTTCAATAAAACATTTACCAGCCGTAAATGAAAGAGTAAAACAGTTGGTCGATTTCTATGCTAATGGCAGCGTAAAGCGCTTTAGCGAGATGATTCATCTATCAAGTTCTCAAAAACTTAATAGAGTATTTAATCTGGATAAAAGGAATAATGAATATCCAGAGGTTAGTAGTGACATCCTCCTCTCAATTGCAAACATGTTTGCAGATATAAATACAGAATGGCTTCTAACTGGTAGGGGAGAGATGACAAAAACGAACCGACCAACATCGACAGAACACATACAAACAAACTGTGTTTCTAAAAATAAAGATAATGAAAAACCCGGTGATAACCAAGGTCTTTCTCCTGAAATATTCGACAAACTTCTATCTACTATAAAAGAACAGCAGATAACAATAAAAGAACAGGCAGAAGAAATAGGAATACTCAAACAAACAATCGTACAACTCAAACAGGAAAGCGCGGGGCGTGTTTCAGATGCAAGCAATTCTACAGTTGCCGATGCCGTCTAAGATGCGTTTTGTGGGGTAAAGGGGGTGAAAAGTAGTAAAATGCTGATTTTTAAAGCAATGAATTAAAATATAGGGGAGTAAATATATATTATCAAAATTACATTCACTCCCCTCAATAATCTGAAACAAGCAAAAAACACGGTACGAAAATAGCGTTTATACATACCATTCACAAAAAAAAACAGCAAAAATGAATAAGCAAACGAATAAGCTATCGAAACGTTTCGTTTTTGTAATGGCTAAAATGAATAACCTAATGAATAAGCAAGTGAATAACCTCTCCATTTTTCCAACCGTTCAAACCATTCAAATAAAAAGTAACTTCCTATGATATACTATTTGAATGTGGATCGACACGAATACAACAAAAAAAGCCGCAAAAAGCGGCTTTATGGACGTTTTAAGGCTGTTTCAGCCCTTTCTGGTAGTCTTTATCAGGTGTGACTGGATAATCATCGCACATTTCGTGTATTTTACGGCTCCATCGGTCAAACCGGCATGTAACAGGCTGCTTTTGGTGATGCCGACCTGGCCTTCGGTCAAAGTATCAAATATGGCAGAAATACTGCCGAAATAGAAGTTCTTCTTCTCATAAATCAGGTGCACATGGATAACTTTAGTCATAATATATGGCATTTATTTTATTGCAAATATACCAAATATATCGTATATGGAATAATTTAGATAAAATAAAAGTGGAAATACGTCATGCACTCCCCTACTCTACTTGCATAAACCGGTCCGTTTGACTATCTTTGTACATGAGAGCTGATCAGAAAAGGCTTATGAAGAACAATCGGTGATAGCACTCCCGAAATCTCCCCTATCCCACCTTCAATGTAAAGCATTTCATTTGAACGACGTTCAAACGGGGCTCAAATGTAAGCCCAATGTAAAGCGATGTAAACGCTTCGTTTTTGCAGCCCATTCTCCCCTACTCCACCCTAACACTTTGACAACCAAAGCAATCAGCCATTTTCAGGCCGACCACATATTGACACGCTTCGTTTTTCCCCCCTTACAAACTGATAATATACTGCTCATCTCCTGACAAAAATTCCAATCCTTTTGGAGAGTTCAGTTATTTATTTTACTTTTGCCCATCACCAATAAATACTCTGAAAATATGACTCTGATAGACGGAAAAGCCATTTCCGAACAAGTGAAACAAGAGATTGCAGCCGAAGTAGCCGAAATTGTGGCTCGTGGCGGAAAACGCCCGCATCTGGCGGCTATCCTTGTTGGACACGATGGTGGTAGCGAAACGTATGTAGCTGCCAAAGTAAAAGCCTGTGAAGTATGTGGATTCAAGTCCTCCCTCATCCGTTATGAAAGTGACGTGACCGAAGAAGAACTGCTTGCCAAAGTACGCGAACTGAATGAAGACGACGATGTAGACGGCTTTATCGTACAACTTCCCTTACCTAAACATATCTCCGAACAGAAAGTAATTGAAACGATTGATTACCGTAAAGATGTAGACGGCTTCCACCCGATCAATGTAGGCCGTATGTCCATCGGACTTCCGTGCTATGTATCCGCTACTCCCAACGGTATCCTCGAATTGTTGAAACGTTACGAAATAGAGACTTCCGGCAAAAAATGTGTTGTACTCGGACGTAGCAATATCGTCGGCAAACCGATGGCTGCCCTGATGATGCAGAAAGCCTATCCGGGCGATGCCACAGTGACGGTATGCCACAGCCGCAGCAAAGACCTGATAAAAGAATGTCAGGAAGCTGATATTATCATCGCTGCCCTAGGACAACCCAACTTTGTAAAAGCCGAAATGGTGAAAGAAGGTGCGGTAGTTATCGATGTAGGTACTACGCGTGTGCCGGATGCAACCAAGAAATCAGGCTTCAAACTGACTGGTGACGTGAAGTTTGACGAAGTTGCCCCAAAATGTTCCTTTATCACTCCCGTACCGGGCGGTGTTGGACCGATGACGATTGTATCGTTAATGAAAAATACACTCTTAGCTGGCAAGAAAGCCATTTATCAATGAAACATAGCTTGTTTCTGATGATTTTACTTCTCTCTTTGTCCTGCACCTCCCGGTCGCAGGCAAAGAGAGATTCTATCATCGATACCCTGTCGGACAGCCTTTCCGCAACCGACAGTATTCCCCCCACTGATACCCTACGACTCCTTTTCGTAGGTGACCTCATGCAGCATCAAGGACAAATCAACGTTGCACGGACCTCAACCGGCTATGATTATTCCACCTGTTTTACGTACGTTAAAGAAGAAATAGGGAGAGCCGATCTCGCTATCGCCAATCTGGAAGTTACGTTAGGAGGCAAACCCTACAAAGGTTATCCTGCTTTCAGCGCACCGGACGAATTTCTGACCGCAATTCATGACGCAGGTTTCAATGTTTTAGTGACTGCCAACAATCATAGTCTCGACCGTGGCAAATCCGGACTGGAGCGTACCATTCAACTTATCGACTCGTTGAAAATTCCACATGCAGGCACGTATATCAACACCGAAGAACGCGACAAGAAATATCCTCTTTTATTGGAAAAGAACGGGTTCCGCATCGCCCTGCTCAACTATACGTATGGCACAAACGGTATCCCCGTTACTCCTCCCAATATCGTGAACTATATTGATACAACAGTTATCGCCAAAGATATTGAAGAGAGCAAAACAATGAAACCGGACGCAATCATAGCTTGTATGCATTGGGGAATCGAATACCAGTCGCTCCCGGACAAAGAGCAGAAATTCCTTGCTGACTGGCTGATTCAAAAAGGAGTAAATCATGTCATCGGCTCCCACCCTCACGTAGTTCAACCCATTGAAGTTCGCACAGACAGCGTGACGAACGACAAACATCTCGTAGTCTATTCACTGGGAAATTATATTTCCAATATGTCCGCCCGCCGCACCGATGGTGGACTGATGGTAAGAATGGAATTAGTAAAAGACAGCACAGTCCGTCTCAATAATTGCGAGTATAGTTTAGTCTGGACAGCCCGCCCCATTCAGTCCGGGAAAAAAAATCATCAATTACTCCCCGTCAATTTCCCGATTGATTCAATTCCTTTACAAGCACGTAACTCTCTGAAAATCTTCACGAATGACGCGCGAACCCTTTTCAACAAGCACAATCAGGGAATAAAAGAATATACTTTTTTCGAAAAAAAATAGCAGAATCTTTTGGAGATTAGAAGATAATATCTATCTTTGCACCGCGTTAGAGAAACGCAGACATGGTGGATGTAGTTCAGTTGGTTAGAGCGTCAGATTGTGGTTCTGAATGTCGCCGGTTCGAGTCCGGTCTTCCACCCAAAGAGAAGTCCTTGTAAGTTAGATACTTATAAGGACTTTTTCTTTGTTGGTAGAGCATCATTCAGGTGCAGAAATTAGGCTAAATTACCCCTTTAAAGTATAGTTGTTGGTCTATTGTTGTTCCCAATAAACCAATGTAACATGTTGACTATTAAAGCTGAAGTCTTAAAATCTAAGCAAAAAGTTGATAAAACTTATAACGTAAAGATTAGGCTAACCTACAACAGAGAGGTTAAGAGGTTGGCTACTCATATCTTTGTAAGAGCAGAAGACCTGACTAAGGACTTCAAGTTAAAGAATCCAAAGTACATCAAGGAAGCTGACAGATTGGTCAGATACTATGAAGAGTTATGTATGGGGCTTCCATTGGAGGCTTCCAATTTAACCTTAAGTGATGTACTTGATTATATCCAGAAAGAGAAGGAAAAGAATACTCCTATTGACTTTATCCAGTTCTGCAAAGACTGGTTGGCAGCTACAGAGGTCAAGGGTAAGAGAAATTATCAAACTGCCCTCAATGCCTTCATTGCCTTCTTAGGAAAGGACAAATTAAATACTAACCAAGTTACCAAGTTGTTAATGATGGAGTTCATGGAATACCTTCACAAGAAAAGGGCTAAACAAGTAGCAGAACTTCAGAAGAAAGGAAAGAGAATACCCTCTAACAGAATGGTATCACTGTACACTAGTAGCATCAGACATCTATTCAATGAAGCTAAGAAGAAGTACAATGATTATGACAGGAATCTCATTAGGATACCTAACTCACCTTTTGAGAACTTGGTGATACCAAAGCAGGAAGCAACTAGGAAGAGAGCATTATCAGCAGAGTTAATTAAGAAGATATGGGAATTACCCTATATCATTAATGCTAATGGTAGAGAAAGGTTATGTCCTTTCAACCTTGCTAAGGATTGCTTTATCCTTTCTTTCTGTCTTATAGGGATGAACTCTGCTGACTTGTATAACTGTAGTGAACTGGAAGATGGTTCAATTACCTATTACAGGACTAAGACTACAGACAGAAGACTTGATAAAGCTAAGATGAAAGTAGATGTTCTTCCTGTCTTACTACCTTTAATGAAGAAATATGAAGATTACACACAGAAGAAGGTGTTCTGCTTCTATCATCTCTATTCTACTTTCAAGAACTTCAACAGAGCCATCAATCTTGGGTTAAAGCAAATTGGCAAAATACTAAAAGTGGATGATTTGGAGTACTATGCTGCAAGGCACTCATGGGCTACATTAGCTGTTAACAAGGTAGGCATAGATAAGTATACAGTTCATGCTGCCTTAAATCATATTGATGAGGCTATGAAAGTCACTGACATCTATATTGAAAGAGACTTCAAGATAGAGAATGAAGCTAACAAGAAGGTGGTTGAGTATGTATTTGGTAGTTATAGTGAGCTGCCTAGTCCAGAAGTGAAGTAAGTTTAACACAAAAGAACCTCTGTAGTTGATTGGACTATGGAGGTTCTTTAGTATATTTGTTCACTTACTACTTATATATAACCTTAAACAAAGTGAGCACATGAAAGAGGCTACTCAACAGTATAGTGATATTACTTACAATACCTTTGCAGATGTAATAGATTGGGATGACTTGACAGAAAAAGACTACCAGACTATACAGGAACTAAAGGAGAATGGAATAACTATAACTCCTGATACAGTAATTGAAGACTTATCAGGTTTTCCCGTTGGTGAAGCTCCTAATAAAGTAACAGGGATTTTTGCCAATAAGAAGCACTTACTATCTAACTATTTAACCAAGATGCCTCATGGGTTAGTAGACAAGAAGATACCAGGTATTGGAGCTACTACTCTTGAGATAAACTCAAAGAGAAACTCAATCATAGTCTTTCCTACTAAGGCTCTGGCTTATAGTAAACACTCAAAGCATCCTAATACATTATATGTAGGTAGTGAGATTAAAGGTGAAAAGGAAAAGGTAACTAATCAGCAGATTGAGGAATACCTTGCAAAAGATGGATACAAGAAACTTCTAGTAGTTGCAGACAGTCTAGGTAGGCTGTTAGGTATCATAGGAAAAAACTATAAAGACTACTTTCTTATGATTGATGAGATTGATGTTCTCCAGACTGACAACAACTTCAGACCCCAATTGGAGAATGTGATTGACTACTACCTTATGTTCCCATTAAAGAACAGATGTATGGTAACAGCTACTATGAAGGAGTTCATCAATCCACTACTAAAGAAAGAATGTAAGTTCTCCATAACTTGGATATATAATGCCCGAAGAGATGTTAAGTTATTGCACACTAATAATACCACGCAAACTGTTATAGAAGAGATTATCTCTCACCCTAGAGATAAGATATTCATAGCCTATAACTCCATACTACAAATACAGAATATCTTATCAACCTTAGATGAAGAAACCAGAAAGGAATGTGCTATCCTATGTAGTGAGGCATCCATAAAGGAAGCAGGAGAATACTTTGCACCTAAACTAGGAGACAATGATACCTTACCTGCTAGGATTAACTTTGCCACCTGTTGCTACTTCACTGGTATAGATATAGAGGATAGTTACCATCTAATCACTGTATCAGATGTAAGAAGAAGTCACTCAATGTTGACCTTAGATAGAATGACACAAATACATGGTAGATGCAGAAAGGATAATGGAGTATTAAGTGAAACTATTATATATAACACCTTAGGATATGTATCAGTAATGGAAAGTATGGAAAAGTACACTGCCACTCTATTAAACAAAGCCCAAAAGGTACTCAAAGTACTTGAATCAGCAGATACTATCTCACAGGGGGATTATACCTTGACTGATCTATTTGCAATAATCAAAGAAGCCATAAGAGAGAAAGCACAGGAGAGAATTGCAGGGAATGAGTTAATTAACTTGACTAGAAAGGATATATATGGAAAGAATGTACCTGCCTACCTCAATATAGATTACATCATTGAAAGAACCGACTTATATGCCTCATATTTTATGCCTGAAACCTTGAAAGAAGTACTAGGTAAACAGGTTAACATCATTAGTTATAAATCCCTACCTCATGGTGTTTCTCCAGAGCAAAACAGCATAGAGAAAACCAATAAGGATGCACAGAATAAGTTGACAGATAGTTACATTCAAGAAGCCATAGATAACATCAAAGTATTATCAACCACAGGGCAGTTGAATGACAATACTTTGCACTTATACATTAGGCAAAGTAGAAGCAGGACAAAGATATTCTTAGAGAGATTCATTAAGCTCTACAAATATGTTGACCTTGATAGTTTGCTACATCAGCTATGGGAGATTAGAACAAGTAACAGTATAGCTTACAAGAATCTCAATAATGCAGTTATGTATTGGGCACTAGATGAAGAGCATCCTTTCAAGGTTGCAATAAGAAGAAGTTTCACCTTAAATAAGAGCTATTCAGCAAGTGAGATACAAGAGATATTAGCTCCTATAGTCCAGTATCATCTACATAAGGTACTGAAACCTAGAAAGTATGTAGCCTTATTGAAAAGCATATATGCCACTGACAGGACATCTGGGAATAAGTACACCATCAGAGGAGAGAATCCAAGAGGTTTTAAAGAACATACTGGCAGGATAGCTACCAAAGAGAATAACTTGTTAAAGTTATTTATGTTATAGAAGGTTAATATACAATCAGATAAATGATAAGAATATTGGTATTATAGACTTTATTTACTATATTTACATTTGATAATCAGATGGTTATAGGAGTGATATATCTCTAATATGACATTAGCTATCAACAGAAGCAACCTTAGGGTCAAATATCACCCTATACTAATTACCTTTAATCCTTTATTACTGTAGGTAATTAGTATGGGGTGGATTTTGACCCCTATAAAATCAGAATTAATGACAATAGTTAAACAATTCACTATCATCCCCATTGAAGCTTGCAGGTACTTCAATCCAAAGCAGCTCTACCTATTAGCAGGTCTCTATATTAATGCCTATCCTCAAAGGGAAAGCAATTACATGACAACAGATACTACTATCAGTCAGTTGTCAGAGCTTACAGGAGTAAGTACAGATTATATCAAAGATTCCTTTATCCCCAGACTAAAGGAGCTAGAAGATAAAGGATATAGAGTAGAGACTATACAGCAGCAAAGAGAGATTAGAAGGAATATCTATTATCTACCCAATCCTCCTAAGAATTTCAGAATTATATGGGCAGAGTTATTCAGTGACAGCTCTTTAAGTCCAGAAGAGAAAGGAGTTATGATAGGGTTATACTGCCTTTGTGTTAACAAAGAGTTCAGGGTAGACCTATCAGACAAAGCCATTTATAGCCACTTGGATATGGCAAAGAATACATATAAAAAGTATAGAGACTTATTGATTGAGAAGAAAGTAATCTGGTCTTCTTATGATGTTCCAATGGCACTAGCATGGACTGAGCACATGGAATCTAAAGTCCTTCTGTACCCTCATTTGGGTCACGATACTTGGATAGACAAAGTTATATCACATGTACCAGATGATGATGAAATCAAGCATTACCTTGATACTATTAATGATGAATGAATGATACATACCCCAATATCCCCTGTTTTTACACCTGAAGGCAGGGGATTGCTTTATATGTACATAACTAATATATAGCACTTCTTACTGTCACCTGATATATTATACTTCTAAATTTTTTATTTTTTTCTTCAATTTGATACTTACAAGTGCACTCTAAGTCACAAAGTCTCCCTCCCCTTACCTTAGGAGTGGGATAGTCCCCCTATGCATATTGGGGAATATTGGATTTACATTATAAGCTCATTACAGTTAGCTCATTACCCCACCATAGTAACTGAATCAACAGCAGCAGAATAGTCTGTCTGCACAACAATAAAATACAAGATTATGGAAAAGTTAAAGTTCTTAGAGACAGTGACAGTGAATGAGTTCAAGGCTCAAAAGGGAGTAAGTAAGATTGAGGTAAAGCAAAATCCTCATACAGGGAAGTGCTTCTTTGTTTATGGCTGTGAAATAGGTGCAGCAAGTGACAAATTTCTTAATGGAGAAGTAACCAATCCTGTTATCTCTCAAGTATGTTCACCAGATACAGGTGATATGTTCTATATGCTGCATCAAAGAGGTGAAGGTGGAGCTATGACATTAGCAACTTTATGACAGGTCTCAATGTAGACCTCAAGGAGGCAAGTTTATTAGGACTTGCTTCCTTTTTTCTTTATAGACTGTGTATAACAATTAATCCTATTCAGATATGTTGAATTTAAGAGTTTCATCCAAGAAGCAGGCTAAAATTAAGCTTGCTTTACAAGGCTGTGCAGGTTCAGGTAAGACCTATTCTGCATTGCTTTTAGCTTATGGTTTATGTAATGACTGGACTAAGATAGCCATTATTGACAGTGAGAATGGAAGTGCTGACCTTTATGCTCACTTAGGTGCTTATAATGTATTAAGTCTAAGTGATAACTTTACACCTGAAACTTATATACAAGCTATTGAAATATGTGAAGGTGCAGGTATGGAAGTTATCATAATTGATAGCATTTCTCAATGCTGGGATACTTTACTTGAATACCATGCAGGATTACAAGGTAACAGCTTCACCAACTGGCAGAAAGTGACACCTAGAATCAATGCTTTTATGCAGAAAGTATTGCAGTCTGGAAGCCATGTTATATGCACTATGAGATGCAAACAGGACTATGTTCTAAGTGAGAAGAATGGCAAGATGATACCAGAGAAAGTAGGACTAAAAGCAGTCATGAGAGATGGTATAGATTATGAATTTACCATAGTATTTGACATCAACATGAAGCACCAGACTATTGCATCTAAAGACAGGACAAACCTGTTCATAGGTAAGCCTGATTTTACCATTACATCTGCTACAGGTCAGATAATACTTGATTGGTGTAATGATGGTGTCAATCTGGAGATGATAAGGAGCAAGATTAACAGCAGTAAAACCATTGAAGAACTGACTGCCATCTATCATGCTTATCCTGAATGGTATCAGCAGTTAACATCAGAATTCATGCAGAAGAAAGCAGCACTTCAGGTACAAAAGAATCAACCAACTATTAACTATACCCCTAATTACATTAGATATGGAAATAATGCAGTTGCAGCCAGTCAGAGCTAATCTGATATACCCTAATAGAATCAACAAAGAAGACTCTCATGTTCAAATAGTTGAGCCAATGGAAATCATCAACACAGGTATTATGTCAACAAATCCTGTAGAAGCTGATTCCATAAGCACCAGAGAAGGTAATAAGTTACCTTTTATTGAGGCTAATACAAAGGAAGTAACCATGCAATACCTCAAGGAGGAATGTATTACACCTGTGTTCTCTAAAGATAATGAGGTTACTATATCACACTCCAGTTTCATTGAAACTGTATGGGAAGCAGCTAATAAGGTGTTCTCCAATGAGAGAATAGAAGAACCTGCCATTAGGGTAAGCCATGTTATCAAAGGTAGGATACCGGAAGCTATTCATAAGCCAGTGAATCAATTACTGGAATCTGATAAAACCATCTACTTTGAGAGAATGATGTTCTGTTTTGAGATACCTACCATATATGAGGATATTGCAGGTAACAGACTGAATTTAACCATAGGTGGAGTTAGAGCTTATAACCATGAAAACCTTTACAGCAAAAAGGGTGCAGAGAAGTTCAAGGTGTTCATTGGCTTTAAAAATCTTGTATGTTGTAACATGTGTGTCTCAACAGATGGTTACAGGTCAGAATTAAAGGTTATGAGTACAACTGAACTATTCAATGCAGTGGTGAGGCTGTTCCAAGAGTACAATATAGCCCAACACATGTATTATATGTCAGCTTATAAGGATACTTATATGAGAGAGTCCCAATTTGCCCAGTTCTTAGGTAGATGCAGATTATATCAGTTCTTACCTGTAGACCAAAAGAAGAAGTTACCACAGATGCTAATGACTGATACCCAGATAGGATTAGTTGCCAAAGCATATTATAATGATGATAACTTTAGTACCCTTTTGGACAGCAGGGAAATCAGCATGTGGAATGTGTACAACTTACTAACTGGAGCTAATAAAAGTAGCTACATTGATAACTTCTTGGACAGGTCACTTAATGCCACTCAACTGGCAGAAGGACTTAATAAGGCTTTATATGGTGAGAATGAATATAGTTGGTTCATTAATTAGTGTATCTTATGGACAGTATAATGAATGTAGCAGAGGTTCAATTGAGCTATAAAAGCAATGTCAAATCATCAACTAGATACAAGATAAATAGCTCACAGGATGCCTATGAACTATTGATAAAGTGCTTCCCTGATGACACAATAGAATACAAGGAAAGCTTTAAAGTAGTACTACTTAATCAGTCTAATAGAGTATTGGGTATAGTACCTATTTCAGAAGGTGGAATATCTGCAACTTATGTAGATGTAAGGTTGATATTACAAGCTGCCTTATTGGCTAATGCAACACAGGTAATATTGGCACATAATCACCCTTCTGGAAGCATGAAACCCAGTACTTTGGATGATGCTTTGACTGAAAAAGTAAGGAAGGCAGCAGAACTCATGGAGATTCATGTAGCAGACCATGTAATCTTAAGCCCAGAGAAGGAATACTACTCCTATTATGATGAAGGAAAACTATAAATACTTAACCTTCTAAGGTCTACAATATCCTACCTTCTATTAAATCAATTCCCTCTGCTGTTATTATACCATTATGATGGGAAATTTCCCCAGCCTCACTTTCTTGCATATTATATATACAAAGTAAGTGATGTAGAATGGCAAATCAGAGGACAGTTTAATAGAAGTTGACTGCCTCTTCTAATATAGGTTAACGGTATTTGATTACAGGATAGAGAGAAGTGCTGCTATAATAACTTAACCACTTGAGGTTCGGTGAAGTATGTAAACATGAATTATAGCAATAGTTAGTAAGTTAGACTAAATTAAATGTTGATTGAATTATGTGTGAGATTATCTTGATTCTGGTAGGCTTTGTTCTCACCAGTATGATACTTAAGGATTAAGAGGTTATATGCTTCTTACTATGTGTTTTATTGTTGTTGATAGCCCTAGTTCATCATGGACTGGGGCTTTAACTTGTGTATATATGACAGCATTAGATATGATATTACAGTGGCTTATATTGATAGTTACTGGTGCTCTATTTATCAGTTTAGCATATAGAAAATGAATAATTAAGCTTACCTTTGTGCAATAAGGATATAGCCTGCACCTATGGTACTAATATGACTTGAAACCTATTAAATTATGGCAGTCAAATGATGAAGTATTACTGGAAAGTTCTATCTTTGCAACAGTATTAATTAAATGACAACTAATGAAATAGAAGTTTAACAAGACATATTAGAAAAGAAGTGTTTGCTTCTTGCTTGATGTTATCAGAGAAATCGCCAATTTCAATCAGATATAACCATCAAAAGCAGGTTAGTGAATGCTCATACCTATATAGGTGTGGGCTTTCCTTGTTTGCATGGTTATAGGTGTTTGGCGATACCTTCTGATAAGCAATCAAGGTTAGGCTCACACCTTCTTTTTGTAGTATGCTACAAAAGGAAATTATTATGGAAAATGCAGACTTTATAATTTACCAAGAGAATAGTCTTTTTGGATTGAAAGATAAAAGTGGGAATATTATTATTCCACCACAATATACTAACTTCAATCCTTTCAGTTGTGGATTAGCTATGGTCAGAAATGCAAGTCTACAGTATGCTTACATTAACATAGATAATACTCAAATTATCCCTTTTGGATTATATTCATGGTGTGATTCTTCTTTCTGTTGGGGATTAGCAAGAGCTGTCAAAGATGGAAAATGGGGAATAATTAACACACAAGGCAATATAATATTACCCTTCCAATTTGATAAAATATATCCCTTAAAAGATGAGTATATATTTAGAATTAAGACTTTTATTAATGAGAATGAATACATTTTAGATATAAATAAAATCCTATACAACTATACATTACTAGATGGACTAATCTATATTAAGACTTTTCCGATAGATAGTTTTAAGAAATTATACAACATAGAATTACTGAGAGTTTTTAAAGAAAAAGAAACCAACTTAGCTTATTTTAGCATAGGTTGCGGCAAGGGATATGTGGCTTTTGATGTGAACAACCTTCCAAAATCAGAAATTTGCATTTCTATCGTCTCCAATATTAATGGTAAATTATTTTTTCTAGCTCATACAAAAGAAGATACAGGAAAAGAGTGTTTGAAGCTATCTTACTATAAACGTGAAGAACCCAAGCTACCATATAATTATACCCCCATCATGTATATTACTCAAATGATGAAGACTCAAGTTATGATGATTGCCGAGATTATTATGATGGATGGAGTAGAGAAGATGTAGAAAGTGGACTAGCTGATGCTTTTGAAGGAGACTTGGATGCCTATTGGAATATAGATTGATTACTAACTTTAATATATATAATATGGAATTTCCTTTATACTGGGGACTGCAAAAGACAGGGCTACCCCTTATTGTTGTCACTTGTACTGATGACACAGGAACAAATAGAGATTTGTGTCTATTAATTGATACCGGTTCTACCAACAACATATTATTCAGCTTTGTATATGAGCACTTTCAGAAGAACTTCAAATCATTAGATAAGCAAGGTTCTATTATGGGGTTTGAAGGTCAGCAACATGAGACACCACAGATAGAAGCTACATTTGATTTTGAGGGAAAGAATTATACTTCAATCTTCTCTGTATTAGATGTATCTGATGGCATGAAGCATGTACAAGAAGAATCTGGAGTACAGATACATGGGGTCTTAGGCATCCATTTTTTGGTGGATTATGAATGGATTGTAGACTTCAAAGAGCTTCAATTGACAATATCCAATAAACAATAATTCATTCTATTAGAATAATCAATTATATATTAATAACTTATAAAACCAAAAGATTATGAACACAATTATGAAAACCAGTATGATAATATGGTTCATATTATCAGCTACTATTAAGATGAATGCACAATATTCAGATGTACATTGCAAACAACATCCTCAGAGTATGCAGATTACACAAATTGACTATAGAGAATATAGTACAATAATTCATTTTAAATATATCAATTACTTTGAAGGAGGAGGTTGGATGAATATTGGTGAAAATTCATATTTAAAGGATAAGAATACCAATAAAAGATATAAGCTCCTTAATAGTATTAATATCCCCATTAATAGTGAAGGAGAAAATAGATACATGATATTTGATTCAAAAGACCAAATTCATTACTTTAGTCTAGAATTTGAGAAACTACCAGATTCAACTATTGAATTTGATATGGTTGAAGATGAAAATAATAAAGATGCATTTAACTTCTATGGTATAACATTAAATCCAGAAGTAAAGAAGGATTTCATCAATATTGATGACTATATAGCCTCTACCCCTGTAAAAGAGTATGGCATATATATGAAAGATGGTCAAAGTATTTACTATTTCAAACATCAAGGATTGCTCATCTCTCTTTACCTAACTCTGAATAACAGTTATGGAAAGTATTATACACCATACATTGACATACAGAACTTCACAGGAAGAAGTCTACTATTTAATCCATTATCAATAACAGCTAAAACTTATGACAAAAACAAAGAAGTTGTTCAGGATTTAGAGGTCTTATCATATGAACAATACATGAAAAAGGTAAAGAATAAACAAGCGTGGAGTGCGGCTCTGTATGGAATGGCTCAAGGACTTGCTGCTTCTGGAGCAGGATACTCTAGTTCAACTACTAACTTCTCAGGAAATGGTTACACTAGTTCATATACTTCAGCCTCTGGTTTCATTGGAAACACATATGGATATATGAATGCTACTGCTTCATCATATTCCACTGTTTATGGCAAAAGTCACACACAATCTTATAATGGAGCAGCAGCATATGCAGCACAACAAAATGCATCTAATAATACCAATGCCTATTTACAGCAACAGTATCAAATAAAGGCACAAATAAATGAAGGTTATGCTAAAGTCAACACATTGCAAAATCAGACTCAATACGCTGGTTATTTTAACATTAAATATAAGAAGAGTGATAATATGAACATTAATATTCCAATCAATAATACTATTTATACTTTTCAGCTTAGTTGGAACAATGATTAAGTACTGACTTCTTACTGGAGAACAAGTGGATTATTGATTTCAAAGAACTTAAAATTCGAGATTGACATGATACAGATTATAGTTTTACTCTTACCCATACTAGGGCTTATTGGCTACTTTGCTGATTTACAATGGCTCTTTTTGACAGGCTCTATAGGAAGTTTATTCTTTACTTTGGTAGCTCTATTTACTAAACAACTTACTCCTACAAGTATCAAATGGCTTATAATAGCCAGTATTGCAGGTTGGATTATATCCTCATCTTTCATTAATGGAGTGCTGTTAGGAATCTGTTCAGTCACAGCTTTTTCTACTATATTCAGCATATTTGTAATATTAAATAGCAGAAGATAATTATGAAATATGAGCCTTATGGACAAGTAGACTTGAAAGATCAGTGGATTAATCCTTGGTTCAACCTGATAGGTTGGCTGATTGCCATCCTATGCATCTGGTACAACCATAGTCATCTAATTAAAGAGATGACTTATAGGCAACCTGAATACTCTTGGGAGAAGCCTGTTAAGGTGAAGATGACCCTAGTTAAGAAGTGTATCATCATTTTCAAGTGCCTAGTTATTGATATTATACATAACCCTTATACTAGTCTTGGATGCTCTGCCTTCTTGCTCTATCTATTAATAAGATGCTTCTTATCCTACTAATACTTACATCATAGCCAGTTCTCACATGTAAGAAGAGAAGGTAACCTAGCACAAAGTGAAGAATAATATTGGATGAACCAAATGGATTTACTACATTTGCATCAACCACTTTAAATGATTAAAGCATGGAAAGAACCTATATTAATGAATTCCACAAGCAATGGATAGAGAGCACTCTCAAGTCAATAGCCTCTTGGCAGAAGCAGCCAATCTCATTAGAAGAGAAAAAAAAGCAGCAGGAAATGTTGAACCAGCAGAAGGCTATAAGAGAAGGCAAATTGAAGAGCTAAAACTATTTGCTACTCAACATAACTTATGGATTAACATAAACTCTCTCCCCTTATCTTACCTTAGTAAAGGGGGAGAAAATGAAGTATTCACAGGTCATGAAGATATTGTATTCAAGTTAAACAACTTTGAGTATGCAGGTGAAGACCTTGAGAACTTCTTCATTAGGATAGAAGCTCATAACGTATTCTTTAGCAATGTCACTTATCAGATGATTGGCTTTGCTTATAACAGTCAACATGAGTTTTGTGCTGTGTTAGTTCAACCTTATGTCAGAGCTAAAAGAGAAGCTACAGAGGAAGAAATAGCAGAACACATGCAAGCATTAGGCTTTGAAATGGTCTATGAGGATGAATATCACAATGCAGAATATGAGGTTTTTGATGCAGTACCTAATAATGTGCTGTATGGTATTGATGACAAGCTTTACTTCATTGATACCCAAATCAGATTTAGACCTATTGAGATAACACTTTAAATAAATTTAGTTATGAAACAGAAGCAGGAAACTTAGCACAGTCCAAGTGCTATTAGTAGTATGATACTAGCATAGCAGTAATACTACTATTGTTGGTCTATAGTTGTTCTATAGGCTGTTAAGAGAAAGTATAAACAAACTAACAACTATTAAAGATAAAGGTGTTACTATGCCTGATTGTGGTTCTGAATGTCGCCGGTTCGAGTCCGGTCTTCCACCCAACAAAAACCCTTGTAAGTTAAGTACTTATGAGGGTTTTCTTTTTGTTGATAGAATATCATTCAAGTGCTAAATTTTTTCCGGGTCAGTCCGAAAACCCTGTGGATATGTTATGTTAATACGCGCAAGTGAACTAT